GCTGACTTTTTTTAAACTGCTGGTGTAATAGAGGCTTATCTATATATGTTATCTCGAGGCCGCTTATCAGCTGCAGAACGATCGATGATTGCAACGTCAACTGTGCCTGAAGTTGACGCGCGTCCAGATCCTGTTAAATCATTAAATAAACGTGAAGCGGAGATTTGGCGCGCGGTTGTGAAGAGTATGCCGCCGAATTGGTTTCCGTTACATACACACACGCTCTTAGAAATGTATTGCAAGCAGGTTTCGGATCAAGAATATCTTGACGAGTTAATGGCTACTGCGAAGAAGGCAAAGAACGAACAAGAATGGAAGAGTTGTTATCAACTTAGGCTTGAGTCGGCAAAAGTAATCACATCGCTGGCGACTAAGATGCGGCTAGCGCAGCAATCGAGTTATGATTACAAGCGTGCTGATACAGCCAAGAGCCACGCTGCGAGAGCTGCCGATAAGAATGCCGACCCGGTGCACACGTGGTAGCAAAGCGTGCCGCCAAGAAGAAGCGTCGTGCACGTTCGGAGCCGCAGCCTGACGCGCCGAAGAAGGTCAGTGGCCAGGACGTCATCGATTGGATCGAGAAGTACTGCCGCATTCCTGAGGGCAAGCACGTCGGCGAGTTAGTGCAGCTGGAGCCTTGGCAGAAGACAGAGATTAAAAAGATTTACGATAACGTTGCTGGCACCCGCCGTGCGATCCTAAGTTTCCCGCGCAAGAATGCCAAAACAAGTCTAAGCGCATTCCTGTTACTTAATCATCTCTGCGGAAAGAGCTCCATCGTTAATAGCCAGCTCTTTTCCACCGCGCAATCGCGCGAACAAGCTGGCGTGATTTTTTCTCTAGCGGCGAAGATCGTGCGGCTCGGTCCGGAGCTGCGAGCAGTGGTTACCGTACGCGACACTGCCAAAGAATTGCTCTGTATTGCGCGAGGCACCAAATACAGAGCATTGAGCGCGGAAGCTTCCACCGCATTTGGCCTTTCGCCCGCGTTCATTGTCCATGATGAACTGGGTCAGGTGCGTGGACCGCGCTCAACTTTATACGAGGCGCTCGAGACCGCAACGGGTGCGCAGGAAGATCCGTTATCGATTATCATCTCGACGCAAGCGCCAAGCGACAACGACCTGCTGAGTATTCTTATCGACGACGCGTTAGCCGGGCACGACCCGCGTACCATCGTTTCTTTGTACACAGCACCGAAGGCGGCAGATCCATTTTCTATAAAGACAATTCGTCAGGCTAATCCTGCGTTCGGTACGTTCCTGAATGCGAAAGAAGTTCTGGCAATGGCGGAAGACGCGCGGCGCATGCCAGCGCGCGAAGCCGAGTACCGAAATCTGGTGCTGAACCAGCGGGTCGAAATTAATAACCCGTTTGTTACGCAATCGGTTTGGCAAACATGCGGTGCGCCTCCTGCGCCGCTGGATGGACTTGCCGTTTACGGGGGTCTGGATTTGTCCTCCGTTGCAGACCTGACCGCGCTGGTCCTTATCGGCAAGAAGGATCGCGTCTGGCAAGTCCATCCAACTTTCTGGCTACCGGCTTACGGGCTACGTGAGAAGGCGCAGAAAGATCGGGTGCCGTACGATGTATGGAAAGAAGATGGTTTCCTAGAAACCACCGAAGGTAACACGATTTCATACGAGTACGTTGCCAAGTGGCTCTTTCATCTTTACGAAATTTACGACATTCGCAAGATCGGGTTCGACCGCTGGAATATGAAACACCTCGTGCCGTGGTTGATCAAAGCCGGTTTTCCAGAACATAAATTGCCGGGTCAGTCATCGAGCAAAGATGAAAAGTCTGAACAGATATTCGTCGAGTTCGGGCAAGGTACCCAGTCGATGTCTCCGGCACTGCGTGACCTGGAGGGTGCGATTAAGGAAAAGGAGATTGCGCATGGCAACCATCCCGTGCTGGCTATGTGTGCCGCTTGCGCTGTTATTGATGCTAAGGATGACGCGAACCGCAAACTGAGCAAGAATAAATCCAGTGGCCGCATCGACGGACTGGTAGCGCTGACGATGGCCATGGGAGTTGCCGGTCAATACGCAGATGACGTAGACGTGGGGACACTAATTTTTTGATTATTGTTATGGGGTGGTTGTGCAGGACATACGCCGATGCGGCAGAGCACAACGTCAACGCACCCCATAACAATAATCTTGGTGTCGTGTCATGGAATGGGTCGTCACATACCGGATTGAACAGTGCGATAATTGCGGCTGGGGACTTGCCGAATTTTATCGTGGGTCTGAGCAAGAGTGCCGACGCATTAGCGATGCGTTTGCCGGTGGTGCGAGTGACTTAGTAAAGACTAAACCTTGGCGGGTGATCATCGGTCCCGCTGCAGGATGGGATCAATTCTTGTTGGACGGTGAGTATGGAGAACTAACATGATTTCACTCGGTGCAGTGCTGCTTGGGATCGTAAATATCGCAATCGCGATTGCTATCCTGGTGCTGATAGGATTGGTGATCGTGTGGTTCATGGGTTATCTCGGCTTTCCAATTCCGGCGCAAATTCAAAAGGTGTTCATGATCATCGTGGCGCTTATCGCGCTCTACATGATTATCGCTTTGCTGCTGGGATTGCCGTTGCCCTTTCGCGTCGTCGGCTAGGCAACCTTCGATGGAACGCACGTTAGGTCCAACGCCAAACATCATGAAGCCAGAACGATGACACCAGATCCAATTCTTGTTACTGCTGCGCTCAACCAGAATTTTCAATTGTTCTGCGGTGAGGATAAAGTTGTTAGCGTGGACATGACGGGTTACGATCTGGCAACGGTGACAAGTCTGGAGTGGAAGCTGGCGCGGTCACCGTATTCGATGGATGCGGATATCTTGATCACGAAGGTGCAGAGTGATGGTATCGCAGTAGCCGGGACGAGCCTGGAAATTACAATCGATGCGGAAGACACTCTCGGCCTCAAGCCGGATTTGTACTACCACGAATTAAAAATCGTGGAAGCTGACGGTAAAACAAAAGTTGCCATGACCGGCAATGTCGTGCTTCGAATGTCACTCTCACAATGAGGTAACACCATGGGACTGCAAATTGTAGACGGGCCAACCATTCTCAAAAACGAGTCGCTTTCTGACGGCGTTGATTGTTCTGCTGGTACCATTGTACGCATCACGGTACCGCAGGAATATACCGACGCCAACATGACGTTTCAAACGTCCAGCGACGGCAACATGTACAACGATCTGTACGACGAAAACGGCAAGGAGATTACGATCTCTCCAGAGCCGGATACTACCGTCGTTGTAACCGGTGCGTGGGTGCGGTCGATTGGCTGGTTGAAAATCCGTTCGGGCACGCGCGACAATCCTGTTGATCAAGTCAAGGACGATGTTAAATTCGGTATCGCGCTCGAGGTGCCGACTGCCTAACGGGAGTGACCTATGAACGCCAAGATGCCGCCACCGGATGACGACGAGGATTATTCCGACTTCATGGATCGGTGCACCGACGAGCTCGATCAGGACGAGTGTCAAACGATCTGGGATGAGGAACGTAAAGTGACAGAGGTTATCCACAAGACCCACGCTGCCGAAGTCAGCGGCATGGAGTTTGTCATGTCGGACGAAACGTCTGACCGGATGGATGACGTCATCATGTCAGACGGCTGGGACCTGGAGGCGTTTCAAAAAAATCCCATTGCGCTGTTCGGTCATCGCAGTGACTTCCCTATTGGTAAGTGGAAAAATCTGCGCGTGGAAAATAAGCAATTGCGCGGGCATCTCGAGATGGCTCCGGAAGGAACGAGCCAGCGTATTGATGAAATCCGCAGACTGATCGACGCGGGTATTCTCAAAGCGGTATCGGTTGGTTTCCGGCCGAAGGAATACGAGCCGCTGGATAAAGAAGATCCGTTCGGCGGTTACAGATTTACCAAGCAGGAATTAGTGGAGACATCACTGGTCAGCGTTCCTGCCAATCCGAATGCCTTGGCGGTTGCCAAGGGTTTAAAGATTTCCCCTGATACGATGAATGTCGTCTTTGCCGAGCAAGGCAATAAAGACAGCATGCGCCGTCGCAGGTTCAGCGGCAAGCAAGCCGTCATGCACCATGTACGAAAAGGAGTAGCGACCATGTCGCTCTCACAGAGAATTGCGGATACGGAAAAGCGTAAGGTCGAGAAGATTGACGAGCTGAAGACTTTTCTGGAAAGTCTCGACGACAACAATGTCAGCGACGAGCAGATGGAAAAGACCAAACAGCTCAACGATGAAATTGCCCAGATCGAACGGACCATCACGCTGCTGCGTGACTCCGAGCGCAACTTGGCAACGACGGCGGTGGACACAACCGGACGCGCGATCGTTCCGGCTGGCAAGGGTAAACCGGCTGCAGCTGCGGCGGCATCCCCGCGTCCATTCGGTATGCCGAAGAAACAACTTACAACGACTGACCTACTGGTACGGTCTGGTGTTGTGCAGTTGTTTTCGCATCTTCATCATAAGGACACGAGCGACGTTCGCAAAGCCATCTACGGCGACGATGAACAAACTCGCGCGGTGGTGGAGTGGGCAACGCGCGCGGCAACTGCTCCGGCTATGACGACAGTCGTTGGCTGGGCAGCAGAGCTCGTTCAGCAGATCGTTACCGACTTTATGGAGACGTTGCTACCCAAGTCAGTATTCCCGAGGCTCTCGGCTGCTGGACTAGGACTGACGTTCGGTCGTAACGGGAAGATCATCATCCCGACGCGATCGCGTACGCCGTCGATTGCTGGATCGTTTGTCGGTGAAGGTCAACCGATCCCGGTACGTCAAGGGCAGTTCACTAGCCAAACCTTGACGCCAAAGAAAATGGCAGTCATCACGACGTGGACACGAGAAATTGATGAACACTCCGTGCCGGCGATCGAAGGTCTGCTGCGTGCAGCCATCGGCGAAGACACGGCAATTTCTCTGGACGCGATCTTGTTGGATACCGGTGCGGCAACGCTCGTTCGTCCTGCCGGTATTCTTAACGGCGTTGCGGGTCTGACCCCGACGGCGGGTGGTGGCTTTACGGCAGTGGTTGGCGATATCAAACAACTCACTGGTGCGTTGATCACCGGCACGCTCGGTAACGTTCGCAATCCTGTGTGGCTGATGAATCCACAGCAAGTGAACAGCCTTGGTCTTGTTGCGATGCCCGGCTTCGGAGCCTTCCCGTTCCGAGCCGAAGTTGCAGCGGGCAACCTCGGGGGTTGGCCGATCATTGATGCGGGTACTGTCCCGCTAGGCACAGTCATCGCGATGGACGCGGCGGATTATGTTTCCGTCACGGGAGATGGACCGCGCTTCGAAATCAGTGATCAAGCTACGCTGCATCTTGAAGACACTTCGCCATCGGACATTACAACGGCTGGTACGCCAGCGGTTGCGGCTTTCCCAGTCAAGTCAATGTTCCAGACTGACTCGCTGGCGCTGCGGCTTATCCTGCCGATCAACTGGACGATCCGTCGTCCAGGGACCGTTGCGTGGGTCTCCGGTGTGACGTGGTAGCAGAATACTGGTTGGCTGCGCAAGACGCGTAATCAGCCAACCAGAACATTTTTGAAACAGGGAGCAGTCCGATGACTGACCATGAAGCCAAGGCCGACGCTGCTGCCAAGCAGCGCACGGACGACGAAAAGAAGCGTGCAGAGGAAGCCAAGAAGAAGCTTGGCGAAGAACGCAAAGCGCGCGAAGAGGCGAGTAAGGCCAGCGCTAAGGAAGGCGTACAGGCTTCCACGCCAACCCCGACGCAGGAAGAAAATGATCTTGCGGTGATGGGATGCAACGTCATGGAAAAACAAGATGACGGTAGCGGACCTGAGCCGGTACCGGGTCAGACTAAACAGTCGGAAGCAAAACCGGCACCGCGTGGATCTTATGAAACTCGCGCGGTGCAGAAATAGTTTTGTACAACTGGTTCACCGGGTGTTCCCCACCAGCGCCAGTTGAGCAAGAGTGTGATCGAGTGGGGTACTTGGCTTGAAACCACCCCATTACTAACCCTGTCAGATGCTCTGCTCGGTCACGCTTCATTTAGGAAAGTATCATGGCGCTCAAAGATATTGTTGCGCGTGTTGGTCGTGCCATTACAAAAGCGGCAGAGGGAAACTATCGTCCAGGACCGTGGATCTTGCCGGTTAGCGGCGGGTGGCTACCGGCGGACAGCTCTGACAATTGGTGGCAGAACGGCGGCAGCATCCAAAGATTTTCTCCGTCTGCGATGGTCGATGCTTGCATTAATTCTTACAGTCAGACTACCGCGATGTGTCCAGGCGATCACTGGCTTTCTGATGACAAAGGTGGCCGCGATCGCGTTATGACTTCAGACTTGGCGCGGTTTCTGCGTTACCCAAACGACTATCAAACTATTTCTGATTTCATGCTGAACGCGGTTCGTTCGCTCTACGCGGATGGTAACACGTACGCGCTGGCGCTGCGCAATTCCCGTTATGAAATTGACTCGCTGCATTTGATGGAACCTAGTCAGTGCATGCCGTACGTTGCGGACGACGGCGAAGTCTTTTACGGACTTGGTGGTAATCCTGTTATCGATCGCATGCTGCCAGAAATGGAGTTAGTACCCGCACGCGATGTTCTGCATATCCGGATGAACCAGGAACCGTACATGTTGCGCGGGATGTCTCCGCTGCTGGCAATCCTGCGCGACATGGCTTTAACCGATGCGATCGCAAACCAGCAAATTAAATTCTACATGAACCAGGCTCGACCGAGCCACGTTCTGTCTACCGATCTGCGGCTGGATAAAGATCAGACGGATATGCTCAGACAAAAATGGGACGAGCAATCCAAAGGTGTCGGGGTTGGCGGTACGCCGATTTTGTCGGCCGGATTAAAACCGTTCCAGCTTTCTACCAATTCCGTTGACTCGCAGCTGGCAGACGTTATGAAAATTTCCGATGCGAGGATCGCGCTGGCGTATCGTATTCCGTTACAAATGTTTGGCATCGGTGGCGGACCGATCGGATCGACCGAAGCCTTAATGCAGATGTGGATTTCAACGGGTCTAGGCTTTTGCCTAAACCATGTTGAGGAAGCGATGGGACGTTTCTTTTCTCTCGACGGCGTTCCAGATGAGTACCTTGAATTCGATACGTCTGCGCTCTTACGATCGAACTTTAAAGATCGCGTTGAGGGTTACGTGCGATCGGTTCAAGGTGGCATTCATTCTCCTAACGAGGCGCGTGCTGCGTTCGATATGGAACAAGTCAAGTTTGGTGACGAACCGCGCGTACAGCAGCAGGTCGTTCCATTGAGCGCGGCGGGTAAGATCCCAGCATCCCCAGCACCGGGTGCGCCACCGCCAGCACCGGCAGCGGATTTAAAACCTCCGCAGCCAAGTGAACCCAAAGGCATAACCGATGCTGACAGATCCAAACTCACTTCCCTCTTCAGATCCTCGCATGACCGCCACCTCTCCATTTGAATTGTTGGCGGCAGAATTAGGTGCGGTTGCAGGACGTGTCGAGCGCGAAGCAGCGTTCAGGATTGCTGCACTCGCTGCGGATATCGAACGGCGTTTTGCAGAAAAGGAATTGCAACTTGAACGTCTGCAGAAATTACTTGAAGGTGCAGTTGCTGGTAGGATTGTTCAATGGGACCAAATTATAACCGATAAGGTTGCGTCGTTACAAAACGGTAAAGATGGCCGCGACGGTGTGAACGGTAAAGACGGCGTGGATGGCAAAGATGGCTTACAAGGATTGGCTGGCGTTGCCGGTGAACAGGGGTTGCAAGGGTTGCCGGGAGAGAAGGGAGAAACTGGCGCGGCTGGTGCAACAGGCAAAGACGGCGTTGACGGCACGCGAGGCGAATGTGGTGAACGCGGTGAACAAGGCGCGCAAGGTCAGCCGGGCAAGCTACCCAAAGTAAAACAATGGGTCGAAGGTTCGGTGCAATACGAAGGTGAAGTGGTTGCGCATGGCGGTGGACTTTATCAGGCGTTGAAGGACACTGGCAAAATCCCGGGAACGAATGATTGGATTTGCTTGGCGGCACCCGGCATGAACGGTAAAGATGGTCGTCATGGCGAAGACGGTATCTCCATGAACATTCGGGAGACGTTTGATCCTACCGAAGAATATTCTGAACTGGACGTTGTGACGCTCGACAGTAAATGGTTTGTCGCTAAGCACGATAAACCCGGTCCGTGTCCTGGACCCGGTTGGAAATCTGGTCCGGGTATTGGCAAGACTGGCAAGCCGGGACCACAAGGCGAACGTGGATTAAAAGGCGATCGCGGGGATATGATCGAAATTGTTACGTGGGAGATTAATCGCGAGACGTACGAGGTGTCACCGATTATGTCTGATGGTGAACGCGGTCCGGTTATCTCATTGCGTAATCTATTCGAGCAGTTTCAAGAGGAGACTGCGTAATGCACTCTAGCGTTGTCGTTACAAAGCCAGCTCCAGATAAGTCGCTCATCACACTTTATGAAGCTAAGGTTGCATTGAAGATCGCGCCGTCGAGTACTGATAGCGACGAGTTGTTGAAGTTCATAATCCTACGATCGTCCGACGAGGTACAGACGTTGTGCAGTCGGGTGTTTCCTAAGGAAGCGGTGATCGAAACTTTTCGCGAAATTGAACAGCCGATCACCCGGCTTTATCTTTCGCGGTACCCAGTGCAGCTCGACGACATTGAGTCGATCGCGGTTGACGGTAATGTTTCAGAATTTGATATCGATCCTGAGTCCGGTAAACTTTCTTTGTTCGGTGGTGCGCAATGGCCGGAGTCGGTGGTTGCAACTTACGCGGGAGGTTACGCAATTCCGCAGGAGGTGCCGCCAGCGATTAAACAAGCGGTGCTGCTGTTCACACGCGACTCGTATTATTCTAGCCAGCGCGGGGACGCTTCGGTACGGCAAATCTCGCACAAGGAAAGTCGCATCTCATATTTCGATCCATCGAAGATGGGAGGATCGTCGTCGAGCTCTAGCGGGGGTGGCGGGTCGCCAGCCGAGAATGCTGCGCGGAATTTGTTGCAACGGTATACGAGGTTGACAGCCTGATGGCGGCAGGGTTTGGCACTGGTCAGATCGCAAAGATGGTTGCGGCTTTGGTGACCGGTGGTGGACTTGAGAAAGCGGTGATGGATAAACTCGTCAACATGGGTGGCGAGTTGCTCTTACAACAAATAAGTTTTGGTCCACTTAGTCTGGGTGGCGCGGCAAATATATTGATGCCGAAGACGTTAAATCTTTCTGACTTGCTACCGAAGCCGTTAGCCATAAGCGATTTGATGCCGAGGGAATTGCGGGTCGATAGCAATTTTTTAAGCGGTCTGCGGAAAGAGTTCTTAGGTAAGAAGCAGCGTGGCAACTGGCGTGCCAAGACGGCGTGGGGACGCAGCAATTGGGCAACGTCGCGCAACGATTGGTTGGATAACCATTGGCGGCACGATTGGCGATCGCAACCGCGCGACGTTGCGGGTAAGTGGGTACCGGGTCGCTTGCCGTATATTGCAACGCAGCTGCAGTATAAAGGCAAGACGATTGGCCGCAGGACGTTACGCCGTCGCAGGTTACGTAGGCAAGCCCGGTTGCGTGGACGTAAAGCAGCCAAACGTATGTTCAGGAATAAATAACAATGGTCGTCAATTTCTCTGAACAAGTTTATGCGCAGAACCAGGATACGTATGGTCGTCCTGTTACGTTTACGCCAAAGGCAAGCCAGTCGTCTGGCCAACCTTACGTCGCGCGTGGTATTCTAGACATTGAAGCGATGGAGGTTGCGGCACTGGACGGATCGATCATTTCTGAAACGCGCGTGATCCTGGATATTCGTGAAGCGGAATTTACGACGTTGCCGCTGCAAGGTGATCTGGTCGATATCCCGACTGCCGGAGGCTTGCCCGCTGAAGGTCAATTCGAGGTGATCGATACGCAGCCAAATGGCGGTGGCGAAACAACGTTAACGTTACGACACATCGTGCAGAGTAAGCCATGACCGCAACCAGTTATGCTATGATCGTTCGTGACGAAATGCTGGCACGTTTAAAGACGATGCCATTTTTCTCGACGTTTAAATTTGGTACTAACAAGGCTGAGCAAATTCAACCGGAGTTAGTGCCGTTCCTCGGGGTTTATTTTATCAGCGAAGATTTGTTACCAGAAGGTGACTCGAACGCTGGTGAGCCGCGCTTTCATTCGTCTGCGCTCTACGGCTTTTCCATCGTTGTACAGAACAACGATGCAGCTGTAGCCGAGCTAACGTTAGATCAAGGTTGGACGCTGGTGATGGACCGGCTGTTCACCGATCCTACGTTGTACTTAAATCCTAAGGCAAAGATCCAGGGGTATACGCGCGGCAATCGTACGCACCAATTTGGTTCAGCCGGTGCGGATAATGCGATCCCGGTTGCGGAAAGCCGGTTTACATTATTGTGCGATCTTGGCGTGATTGACTTCCCGCCGATTGTGGATAACGTGTTGAGTCACGTACACTTCACAACGAATTATCCAGATCCGAGTAAGAACGATACAACGCAAGTTCAGCAGGTCGTTGCTGATTGGTTGTTGCCTACAGAGAAGGAGAAAGAAGATGCAAGTAAATCCAAAGAATGAAGACGTGCGGCGGGTGCTCGCACATCCGAAGGCTGGCAAGTTTCGCGCGCAAGGTTCAGTAGATTGGCCAGACGATACGTTTACTCATCGTCGTATCGCGGATGGCGATATAACAAAAGTAGAGGCAGAGCATAAAGAAGAAAAACACGAAAAGGCAAAGTTCGTGCGCAAGGCTGAATAAATTACTTAACCCAAAGGAGAGGCATCATGCCTATCTCGTTTAATAATATCCCAGCCAATTGGCGGATGCCTTTGTACTGGGTCGAATTAGATCCTTCGATGGCTGGCTTAGGTGCGACACCTGGACGGTCATTGCTGGTTGGTTCTATGCTCTCGACTGGTACCGTGCCACCTGATGTACCGATCGCGGTCCCGTCACAAGCTGACGCAGATCATTTCTTCGGTGCAGGTTCGATGTTGGCAAACATGTTTAGAGTGTTCTTTGCGAACAATTGGGCAAATGAAGTATGGGGGTTGCCTGTTGCAGATCCAACAGGAGCAGCAGCAACAGGTACAATTACTGTTGCGACTGCACCGACACAAGCTGGTACGATCAATCTTTACATCGCTGGTCAAACTGTGCCGGTCTACGTAGGAGCAACGGATACGGTTGATATCGTCGCCACGGCTATTGAAACGGCGATCATGGCTAATCCTAATTTGCCGGTTACTGCAATCGCTGCAGCGGGGGTTGTTACACTTACGGCAAAGTTTAAAGGTACGCTAGGTGACGAAATCCAGATGTCGGATAGTTACTATGGTACGATCGGCGGAGAGCAATTGCCGATTGGATTGACGTTGACGTATACCGCGTTTACCGGTGGTACGGGTGTGCCAGTGTTTACGAATGCTATCAGTGCACTCGGTGAAACGGAAATCGATTACGTCTGTATGCCGTACACGGACTCGACTTCTATGCTGGCATGGGAAACTGAGTTCGGATTTTCCGATACCGGTCGCTGGGGATGGATGCGGCAGCATTATGGGCATTTGTTCAATGCTAAGCGCGAGACTTATACGAACCTGCTTTTGTTCGGTGAGACACGCAACAGTGCGCAGATGTCGATAATGGCGATCGAGCCGAGTGCACCGACACCGAGTTACGAATGGGCAGCGGCTTATACGGCTAAGGCCGCGCGTGCATTGATCAACGATCCAGCACGACCACTACAGACCTTGTCGCTGGCAAGTTGTTTGCCAGCGCCATTCCATACCCGGTTCATTATGTCGGAGCTTAATGCGTTTGCGTATGCTGGTCTTGCAACGCAGCGTACTGCGGTGGACGTGCCGATGATCATGCGGGAGAACACGACGTACCAGAAGAACTTGTATGGCAACAGCGACGACGCGTACGAGCTCGTGACAACGCTGGCGACGCTTGCTAAGTTGCTGCGCAATCAGCGGCAAGCAATTACCAGTAAATTCCCAAGACATAAACTCGCAGATGATGGTACACGTTTTGGTGTTGGCCAAGCGATCGTCACTCCGAAAATTATCAAGGCGGAATTAGTTGCGCAGTACCGCATTGATGAATTCAACGGACTGGTGGAAAATGGTGCAGCGTTCAAAACCAATCTGATTGTGGAACGTGATCCTAATGATCCCAATCGTGTTAACGTTTTGTATCCACCAGATCTTGTGAACCAGCTCAGAGTTTTTGCGGTCCTTGCACAGTTCAGATTGCAATACGATCGCGGTGTGGATACTGTTGTTGCGGCTTAATGACTAATCACCAGCAGGTCACAATCTTTGTCCTGCTGGTGATCGTTGGTTTTCTAGCAGCGTTTCTAATTCCAAAGCCATAGAAAGGAAGATCACATGGCTCAGCGAATAGCAGGAATTGCCTATCTGAAAGTGGATGGCAATCAGTATCCGTTGCGTGGTAACTTTACTATCACGCCTTCGGTAATCGAGCGCGCGGGTCTAGCTGGCCAGGATTATATTCATGGTTACTCGGAGCTGCCGCGCGTACCCTCTATCGAAGGAGACGTATCGACGGTACCCGGTTTGTCGATCGAAGCTTTCGAGGCGCAGGTCAATGTTACGATCACGGCAGAGCTCGCAAACAATGCGACGTACGTGCTGAGAGAAGGCTGGTGCGTTTCGGCACTTGCGATCAATGCCCGCGATGGCCTCGTTCGGGTCAAGTGGGAAGGCATCAGCTGCGATGAGATCCAATAAATGGTAGACGAGACAGAACCACAAGCACCCAAGACGGACGAGCCAAAGAAAGTCAATGGGGCAGAAATTACTTCCACCGATCTTGTAATACCGCTGCGGAAGAAAGTTATTGCGCACGGTGAAGAGGTTCAGGAATTACGTTTTCGTGAACCAACCGCTGGAGATATCGAGATTTGTGGAACGCCAGTTATGATCGATTTCATGACTGGCGAAATGCCAAAGATGACTTTCGAGACAAGGGCAATGTTTGCCATGATGTCTCGGCTTGCTGGGGTGCCACCTTCTACAATCAAGGCCATGCATCCAAAAGATTGGGGGTATGCAGCCTTGGCACTGGCGCATCGTTTTTTTATTCCAGAGATGTAGAGGGCAACTTTATCCTGGATTGTTATCGGTTAGCGAAATATTACGGGCGTAATCCGCGCGAGTTTCTGGATATGCCGTTTTCAGAAATTGCCCGGCATGTCAAGTGGACGACTAAATTAGAAGAGGTATTAAGACCGGTGGACGACGATGCCTGACATGGATTTTGATTCCGATGCCATGTTGGCTTTCTTCGGCCAGATGGGAAAGGAGATAGATAACTTTAAGACTAAGATTGTCAGCCTTAACGAAGCTGGCAATGCGATGAAGAAAATGACTGACCATACTGAAAAGTTTGGTCAGACAATTCAACGTCACACGCAAGGTGCATTGCGTGGAATGGAGTCAGGCATATCCGGGCTCATTGGTTCGGCTGGAGGTGTTGCTAAGCTTGCGTTGGTCATAGGTGGTGTTGGCAAGGCGCTCGATCACTTTGCGGTTAGCGCATTACATACCAGAAACTTTGCGATTAATACTGGCTTTTCTACCGATGGTTTGAAGAAAATGCGCGTGCAGCTTTCTGCTGCTGGTATCGATGCAAACGAAGCGGCGCAGGGGATCGGGAGTATCGGAGCTAAGTTACAGGACGTTCTTGCCTTGCAGGAAACGTCTTCATTTTATAAGGCGCTGCAAGCTAGTGAACCGGCAATGGCGGAAAATGTTCGCCAGTTGATGAATGCCGGTAAGCAGCAGGAGGCGATGAATTATCTTCAGGAGAAATTTAATAAAGGTGGTGAACGATTTAAAGCGTGGTTGCCAACGGTCACAGGAATATCTCGAGCTGCGTGGGAGGCGCAAGCGCAAGGCATGGAAGGTTTGATAATGCCTTGGAAGGAGCTCGATGGCGATGCTGCGAAGTATCATAAGACGATGGTTAATCTCGGTACGATTTTTGATGGTGTGTGGAATTCTGTAACGAATACTGTTTTGGAAGGTATCGTTAAATTAACGGGGAGTGAAGGTCTCGAGGGGTTGAACGAGAAGGCGCACAAGTTTGCAGATAATTTTAAAACATGGTTTGACAATAGTGTTATTCCAACACTGAAGGAAACGTTTCAAGAAGCTAAAGATATTATTGATTGGTTTAACAAACAAGCAGAGACGCGTGACTTTGGACAAGGTGGCCGGTTACGACCTGAAGAATTTATTCGCCGGCAAAATGAAGATGAGAAGAATAAAAGTTTCAGTCCATGGGATTGGATGAAGAAGCAACTCGGTGTTGGTGATGCTTCAGCTAAATCAGGGGTTGATCAAAATTCAATTATAGTTGTAAAAAAGGATTCAAATAAATCGTTGCAGGATATGCGCGACATTATTCAAAAGTGGGACGATCAAGTTAACGGTGGAGTTGGTGCGGCTGGAGTACCCGGTACTGGTGTAAGTGCACCAGGTGGAGTTGGAGGCGGAGGTAGCGCCGCAGCTAGTCCCGGTGGTCCTGCTGCTTTAAATGATGAAGGCGGCAAGAAGATAGATCCTGATACGATGCGCGAGGCAGAAATATTAGGCCGCGCTGGTGACGTTGCAGGGTTGCAGAAATTATTTAGCCAGAAAGGCTACCGCATGTCTGGAGCTGCGTGCGGGATGGTCGCCACTGGTTATGTTAAATCGGCAGGATATAAACCTCCAACGGGTGCAGCGATCGCAACGTCGTGGCATAAGTGGGGTGAGAAACTAGATCCTAATGATATTAACGCTGCAGGTCATCCGTTCGGCAGTATGGTCAGTACTTATTTTCATCGGCGTTATGGAGGCAATCCGAATGAGCTGTTACCCGCTGGTGCGCAAGGCGGTCACGTGATGACGATCGTGCCGGGATCGTATAACGAGAAAGATGGTACCGCAATCTTTGCAGACCAGTACGGTGCACGGCGACGCAAGCTTACGGATATGGATACACGGTTTGCTGGTAAGACTGCGGTCGATGCAGTGCAAGCGCAGCAGCAAGACAGGACAAAGATCGATGCTGCACTCGGAGCTAAGAATACAAGTAGTCCTTGGAATGCTGCGCTTAATGTCAATTTGCATAACGTGCCGGACGGTGTGAAAACTAATACGGAGATGGGTGGAGTGTTCAACACATTGAAGCTTAACAAGTCCAACCAGCTTGCGTACGAGTAATGCCGCAGCAGAATAATTTCGATGCAGACCAGATGCTGGCATTCTTCCAGCAGCTCGGAAAAGAAGTCGATAATTTAAAACTTAAAATTAGTAGTCTCAATGATGCTGGCAGCAAAGGTGGCAGCAATCTTGCAGATGAGTTCGAGCGGTTTGGTAAGGTCGTTGAGCATTATACGCGCGGTCCGATAAAGGCGATGGACGCAGCTGCGGCGGGAATAGCCAAGACGCTGCTAGGCGCGGGTGGTCTTGCGGTTGGCTTTGCTGGAGTTGCCAAGGCGCTGGATGCGTTTGCGGTTGGTGAGTTGCAGTTACGTAATTTTGCTACTAATACCGGGTTCACAGTTCAGAGCGTTCAGAATTTACGGACGCAATTATCTGCGGCTGGAGTTGATGCGAGCGAAGCGTCGAGTGGTATCGCGAGTATTGGATCTAAGTTACAGGAAGTGTTAGCGTTACAAGAAACGTCTTCGTTTTATAAATCACTCCAGGCTAGTAGTCCTGCGCTGGCTGAACAAGTTCGTCAGTTGATGAATGCCGGTAAGCAGCAGGAAGCGTTGAACGTTCTTCAGCAAGCTTATAATAATGGTGGTGAGCGGTTCAAAGCGTGGTTACCAACTGTTACTGGTTTATCGCGTGCAGCGTTCGAGGCTGGTAAAGTTGGAATGGAGGGGTTGATTGAACCCTGGAAATTTCAGGAAGGTGAGGCCGCGAAGTATCACAAGACGATGACGAACCTCGAGACTATCGGTACCAGCCTGTGGACCGACATGGCGTATACGATGATCGAGGGTATTAATAAGATGATGGGTAAGGAAGGGATCGATGGCTTAAACGAAAAGGCACATGAGTTTGCAGATAATTTTAGAACTTTCTTTAATACGTATGTGATGCCCGCGCTAGCAACAACGAAACAAGAATTTGATTGGGTTGTAAAAGCGTTTGGTGAAGTCGATGCGTTCCTTACTAAGTGGACTGGCAAGAAGAAAGAAGGTGAACAGAAAGACGAAAAGGATAAGACGTTACCGTTAGGTAGCATACGTACCGAGCGCGCGATCATAGATAGTATGAACAGCCAATTGCCCGGTGGACCGGAAGGCGGCAAGGCCGGTGGTTTGTGGGATTGGATTGGAAAGCAATTTAGTATGGAAGCCGGTGCAGCTGAAGTCGAGCCGGGATCGTCGTTGCTTGTGCAGGAGACAGTCGAGACAGATAAGGACTCAAATAAATTGTTGCGTGATATGCGCGATACGTTTCAAAAGTGGGACCAGAAAGAAGGTAGTGGCAGCGGTTCTGGTGCCTTCGGTGCGGGTGGCGTGCCGGGGACTGGCGTAGGTCCTGGTGCTGCGACTGGTGGTCCAGCTGGAGGTATGGGACGCAGCGGTCCAGGATCGGGTCAATCGTTTCCGCAGAGTAAGGGTGGCGGTGGACCAGCGGAGACGACCGGTGATCTTGGCGATAGCGGACCGAGTGGTACGCTTGCCGAGCAACGCGCGGGGTTCAAGAAAGAATTGGAAGGTGATCCGAAACTTAAACGATTTGCCATTGACGCGATGCAACACGAAGGCGGCATTCAATCTAATATGGAGCAGCTGTTTAATATGGCTGCGATGCGTCATCAGACAATTCGTCAGGCACTTTTTTCTGGGCAATACGGTCCGGTGAAGCATGGTATTATTAGTGGAAATATTTCTGCAAAAATCGCAGCGGAGGGAGAAGCCGCACTAGCAAAGGTGTATGCCGGATCAAACATTACTGATTACGCGACTGATCAAGGTATGCGAGGTGATCCAAATTTCGCAAAGTACATGGCGAACCAGAAGTATTGGGGGATGCATAAAGTTGAAGGCGCGTGGTTCTCTGCGCATGGTGAGGCGGGTCGTCGGTGGGCAGAGAGACAGAGAGCAGCGGATGCGGCGGCAGGAACTGGCGTATGGAGTGGATCGGGTAAAGCTATTCCATTCTTGCCGGGTGGTGTGGCGTTTAACGATCGGTTCGGTAATCCACGTGCTGCGATTGATAATGCACTGCGGCATGCAAGCGGTAGTAACACTGGCACCGCAACGGTTGATATTAATTTCGGGGATAAGGATAAACCGGGTAGTGTTTGGGAAAAGGGTGCCAGTCCGTTTATTGCAACTAACATAAAGCGTTCTCCACAGGCTGCGGTCGCTGGTGGTGGCGTGACTGCGTTCAACACATACTCTTTCGAATGACATGGTAGCGCCAACAGAGATAGCTATTCTTACGGTGAACGGGACGAATTACCAGGATTGGGAAACGGTCTCGGTCAAGCATCAGTTACGCGAGATGCCAGCGATGTCGTGCCGCTTTACTTGTAGCGAAGCATCGCCGTTATCTGTGCATCTGTCCAAGCTTCAGATCATGCCGGGAATGTCCTGCACGGTTACGCTGGCTGGACAATTGGCTTTTACTGGCAAGGTTACGACACGGCAAGTGTTCGTTGATGCACGGCGGCATCACATTGAAATTCAGTGTGCTAACAACATACCGATGGCAACCTCGAGTGTCATATCGAAGACTGGTGAGTTTAAGAATAATACACCAGAGCAGATTATTCGTAGCGTGCTGAAACCACTAAAGATTAATCTCAAGATTGAAGGTGGACAGTTACCAAATTTTAAGATCCCGCGTTATTCGGTTACACCCGGTGAGTCGGTACATGATTTTATTGATACGTTAACGCGGCATCTTGGTGTGCCCGGTAGTCCAATCGGGATTGCACATGCGGGAGACGTGTTCGGTAATTTTTGTATTTTAGTTGGCGGTACAGGTGGCGGTGATAGCGTCGTTGAAGGTAAGAATATGTTGGAAGGCCGCGAAGTTATTTACGATCCCAATCAGGCTGGTGGCGTGCCGTCGCCAAATCAGGGACCGGGTAATGATGATCAGTGGGGTGCGAAGGTTGCGAGTGTACCTTTTGTTTCCAAGACGTTTGAGACGTTTGGTCCGAAATATATTCCTGGTGTGGTAATTCCAGAGATACCATTTTTTACTAAGGAGCTGCACGAAGGCCGCGCGCAGTCGGAAAGTAATTGGATGATGGAGTCATACGTAACGGTCTACGCGACAGTTTATGGCTGGCTGAAACCATCCGGAGGTTTATGGGAACGCGGAAAGAATGTGACAGTGCAGTCACCGATGCTGGTGATGAATGGCACTGCACTTATTCTCAAGAGCGCGACGTTCAGTCAGGATAACACAACCGGTACGCGCACGCAGTTAGAACTTGTAAATACCAAGGCTCTCGGGGAGGGTGTACCAACACCGCAGCAATGACGATACGCACAACATTAACTGACACGACACGTAAGGCGCGTATGAGTACTGCACGTGCGACCATTCGCGAGTTCGATGACGATCACCTGATGCAGCAGGTAAAGTATGCGGACGTTACACATAGTGAAACGCCGTCAGATTTTGAACGCTGGCAAGCGGTAGGCACAACAGCGTTTCCGATTAAACAGCAGGAAGATCCAAATCAGAAAAAGCCTTCGCAGCAATCTAATTCCAGCGAGGAAGGTGATTGGAATCATGATCAACCCACAGGACCTGCTGCTGAAGCTGTTATGTTATATCTCGGTGGGTCTCGGTCTCACCCTGTTGCTATGGTTGACGATCGAAGGGTACGACCCTACGGGATGAGCGAAGGCGAAGGCGCGCATTATGCTCCGGACGGTTCGGAGCAGATGGTATTGTTTAAGAATAATGGTACGTACATTACATCGTTGGATGGAACGTCTGTCCAGGACAGCAAGACTAAGCAGACGCGAATGGTTAGCTTGCGGCATGTTAATAAAAAGATGCAGACGCACAAGATTGATAAGCAGCAAAGCCAATCTAGTAGCGGGGGTTCAGCTGGTACACAGGCAACGTTGCAGGACACAGGGTCAAGCGGTGGAAGTTCGCAGCAGGAAAAATATAAACATGAAGGCGATAGCGTTAATACAGAAGTTCGCAGTTCAGTTAATAAGGTTGAGTTCTACGCTCCTGGTGATAAGCTTGTTGGTGTTTACGACAAATCTGCTAAGCGATGGTTCTTGGATGTCGGAGGAGCTGGTACATGTACACTCGAAATGCTTTCCGATAAGATGACGTTAAAGGTTGGCGGGTCGAGTATTGAAATTACCAGTGGCAATATTAAACTTACGTCAGCAAGGATTGACCATAACTAATGCCAGCCGCGCATAGACAAGGTGATACGAGAGTGTGCGGTGCAGCTACGATTGTAGTTGGGCAAGGTACCACGTATGTCGATGGAAGGTTGTGGGCAGTGAAGGATGATATTAATACGGATGGTGACGGTCAACTTATTCCAACTGGTACGTCTGTTTTCATTCAGGGTAAATTGGTTATCGTTAATACTCCAGATCACGCACAGCAAGACGATCTATGCATTCCGATTGGAGCACCGCATTGCGATCCGATGACTGCTGCTGGTAGCGGCGCAACTTTTGCTTATGGGTAAACGATGGCAACGATTAAAGAAGTAGCACCGGCACCGTGGCGTTTACAGTTTAGCGGCATGCCAGCTTCGTATTGTGGCGTGCAGTATCACGTTGAACAGCAAGCACGAAGCGGTGGCCGCAGGGTGGTGCTGCATGAGTACCCTAAGCGGGATACACCTTACGCCGAAGATATGGGAAGATCGGCTGTACGTTATCAGATTACGGGTTATTTGATTGGTCCGAGTTATAATATACCTAAGCGTGAATTAATGAATGCGTTGGATAGCGGGCAAGGGGGAGAGCTCGTCGATCCTTATCTGGCTGAACCGAAACTCTGTATCTGTGAACGGTATAATGTTACGGAAACGCGCGAACGAGGCGGGTACTGTACATTTGAAATGACGTTTGTTGAATTAGGTTCACCAGGAAATACACCAGAGCAAATTAGTAGCGCCTTCCAAGTGCAGGGTCAAGCGCAGACCACGGGACAGAGTGCTGCTGCGACTGCAGATGATGCGCAGTTGGGACCAGGTTAATGCAGAAATCTGAATTGACAGAAGCTAAAGAAATCGCTGGTCGTATGATAACCGAGCTCTTGTTATTTCCGGTTACGTCGAACGTTGATGCAGCTAAGTTACGTACTGCCGTTGGGCGGTTCATGGTAGACTTCGGCACGCTGGTTGATAACAAAGTTATTGGTACGGAATTGTTTGCCTGTTTTGAACAGGCACGTATAGCCGGTGCTGCGCTTAATACGATGGATCGGGTTCGTATTTCTTTATTTGCTGAAACGCCACTTTATAATTTAGGATTAGTTATTGTCAATGCAGGTATTCTATTTTCTTTTGTCGAACAGAGTCAAGTAATAGCTGTTATGGAATTTAGTAGCCGCAGTGAAATTGATGAATTGATGGATGCGATGACTGTAATTATTGATGACATAAAACTTAATAAGGCAGACTCGTTTACGTCTAGTGATTATCAAAGTTTTGTTTTGTTAGCAGCATTATTAATTCAACATATGTCTGCAACCGAGCGGCAACTACCGCGTGTTCTTCAATATCATTGGGCAGTTAATTATCCGGCATTGACTTTGTCTAATCGCATCTATGGCGATGGATCGCGTAGCGACGAATTGATTGCTGAGAATAATACCGTGCACCCGGCTTTCATGCAACGTGATATTGTGGCATTAAGTTCATGACAGATATTCGCGTCATCAACGTTACAGATTTAACAGGTATCTGGGCAGATTGGCTTTTGAAACCAGACGGTACGTTGGATGAAACCGAAGAGCTTGTCAACATCGTTAAGGTAACGTTATTGACTTGCGCGCTAGCCGATCCAAATGACGTGCTACCCGATCCTGATAGTTCAGATCGCAAAGGCTGGTGGGGAGATTTAGACGCAGAAACGATCTGGGATGGGTGGCCGATTGGATCGAAGATCTGGCTATTGCGCCGTGCTAAGATAACTCCAATCGATGCGCAAGAAGGCGCAACGGTTGTGCGGGCAGAACAATATTGCCGGACGTCGTTGCAGCCGATGATTGATAAACGTATCTGCAGTCGTATTGATGTTACTGCAATGCGTAATGGTGTTGAACAGATTGACGTGTGGGTACAGGTTTATCGCGGTCCGAATATGTTGATTGATTTACGCTTTCAAAATCTGTGGGATGGAATAAGGAAAGTTTAAGTAATGCCTTGGACAACCCCAACGTTACGTGTCGTACGGCAAACGGTTCGCGGTGAGATAACGACTGCGCTTGGCCGCGCGTCGTTTGTTGGTAACAGCGTCTTGCGGGTGATGGCTGATGCCATGGCGGCATTGGCGCACCTGACGTTGCGTTACCTTGATTGGTTAGCGCTGCAGCTGCTGCCGGATACCGCTGAACATGAATGGCTAGATCGGCACGGTGATATTTGGTTAGTCAACGCTGACGGCACGATCGGGCGCAAGGTTGCAACGCCAGCTAGAGGTACCGTTGCAATCACTGGCACACCCGGTGTTGTCGTGCCAGCTGGAACGCAATTGATCAGCGACAATAATATTAATTACGAGACAATAGAAGACGTGACGACAGGAGCTTCACCGGTCAATGTTGGTATCGTTGCTATTGATTATGGCGCGCTCGGTAATATGGACGAAGGCGCACAATTAAGTTTCGTGGCAACACCCGCTGGCGTTGACGGTACCGCTACCGTCGTGGAATTAACCGGCGGTACTGATGATGAAACTGATAATCAATTACGTCAACGTATCCTGCAGCGTATTCGTAATCCTGCGATGGGTGGTTCGCAAGCAGATTATGTTACGTGGGCGCTGGCAGTTCCTGGAGTGACGCGTGCGTGGGCAGCGCCAGAGCAAGGCACCGGTACGATCACTGTACGTTTTTTAATGGACGATCTGCGTGCGGCTGATGACGGCTGGCCGACACCTGCCGATGTTGAGATCGTGGCAACTTACATCGATAAGATGCGTCCCGTTACGGTTAAGGATTGTTACGTGCTTGCACCGATCAAGGAATTCATCGACGTTACGATTGCAAACTTGATGCCGGATACTGAAGCCGCACGTGCTGAAATTGAAAAGAGCATTCGGGATATGTTGTTTGCAAAGGCTGCTCCAGGACAAACGATCTACGCGGCATGGATAAGCTACGCAATTTTAAATGCGCCGAGCGTGCAATCGTTTGAATTAGTAACGACGGTGGACTACGTAATGCCGTCGCTCGGACACATGGCGGTACTGGAGACGATCCTTTATGAGTAATCAGATTGATCGTCACGTACGTCGTACTGGCGATGATTATAAACAAGCGTTTCTGGCGTTGCTACCGCAAGGGCAAGCATGGCCACGACATCCAGAAAGTCTGCTCTATAAAGTGGTTGCGGGTCTCTGCGAGTACTGGGGGTTCGTCGATAGCCGCGCTGCAGATCTTTTAGAAATAGAAAGCGACCCGCGTAAGACGGTTGAGCTGCTGCCGGATTGGGAAAGAAACTGGGGATTGCCCGATCCTTGTTACGAGGCACCACAGACCATAGGTCAACGTCAGTTAGCGCTCGTCATGCGTATGACGATGCAGGGTGCGGCTTCACGCGAGTTTTTTATTGACGTTGCGGCGCAGATCGGTTACACTATTACGATCACGGAATATCGGGTGTTCGTTGTCGGTATCGATGGTTGTGGTGATTGTCGTGTTTATGGCGATGGTTCTAATCCGATGTTCAATGCGTGGAACGTGCCGATTTGCGATCCTACTGGCAATCCCGTTGCGGATGGTGAATTGTCTGAGTGGCCAAATTATGGTCTAGGGCCACCGAGCAATCGTTTTTATTGGACAGTCCATGTCACAGGTGCAGCGTTGACGTGGTTTCGTGTTACTAAAGGACAGACTGGTGTTGATCCACATTTGCGGATTGGTCTGGCGGATGACCTTGAGTGTTTGTTAAACAGATGGAAACCTGCGCATACAGAAATCATCTTCGATTATTCAAACCTGAGTGGACCGAGCGATCCGATGGCCGGAACACCGTAAGCGAGGACAAATGAAATATAACCAACCGTACGGCGTCAGCGATCCGAATGCCGCATACATCAACGGCAATCCATCGACCGGCACGATGGGGTCGATTCCACCCGCTGCATCTATCGAATATCCGCAGCGTGAAATCGTTGCAGCTATTCAAGAGGCGGGTTTGACCGGCGACAACAGCGATCTTACGCAGCTGTTGAAAATGCTCAAGATCATGGACGTGTTCAATAAATTTAAGTGCGCGTCCAACGGCGGCAGTGCCTCGCAGTGGAGCGCGGCAATCCCGTCGCTGCCGATCATGCCGCCGCCGCTTGGCTGCACGATCTGGTTTCATCCCGGCTTCGACTCGGTGCAAGGCGGCACGGTCTTTTCCGTCAACGGCTCGCCGTTTGCGCCAGTCGTCAATGCTGACGGGACGCCGATAGGTATAGGAGACGTTCTCGCTATCGGTTGGGTGCTTTTGTTTTTCGACGGTACGCATTGGGCGATTGTCGCGGGTTCGAGTTCTCGCATCCCTGGCGTGTTGCCCATGCTGCAAAGAAATGCCGACTGGTACGTCAACGGTACAACCGGTGACGACGGTACTCACGATGGCACGTCGCCGACCGTCGGCGCTGGACGGATTGGACCGTTTAAGACCATCAGCCGCGCGGCTGGCGAAACGCTCAAATATAATATGAACGGCTACGATCAGTTTATCCACATTGCTGATGGGACTTATGGCGGCGTTAATCCGATTGTATTGTCAACGCCAAACGGTGCTGGGAGCATTCACGTCATTGGCAATTCTGCGAACCCGGCTGGCGTCAATATCACTGCGACGGTTGCGCAGACCAATGGCATCACGCAAAACGGCGGCACATATTACTATGATGGCCTTCGTTTTACGTCGGCGGCGGGATGCTTTGACGGGATTGCCGTCCTAGGCGGTTCGGCCAACCTCAAAAATGTGAGATTTGGACCATGTACGCAATTTCACATCAGCTCGAATATTTCCGGTACGTCTCTTATTCTATCGGGCGGCACAATTACGATTGAGGCGGGAGCCAACGCACAAGCTCATATCTTTGCGTCAAGTGCGGGACTTTTGTATTACCCTGGTCCGCAGCCGCCGATATGGCCTGTCCTTAATATTTTAGGCGCGGTGACTTTTGCTACTGCGTTTGTCCAATCTTATCAGCTTGGCGTCCTGCAAATGCATTACACGAGCATCACCGGAGCTGCCTCGGTCACGGGTCCAAAATATCTGGCCACTGGCAATGCCGTCATCGACTCGGGGGGTGGCGGCGCAAACTATTTCCCCGGTAGCACAGCCGGATCGGTGAGCACTGGCGGGCAATATCTGTAGGAAATCCGTTTAACTATTTAAGGGGAATACGATGTACAATCCGTTCGACTGGTACTGGCTCGCGGACGATGGCCGCGTCTTTGCCAGCAAGCGACAGGTTATCGTCACCGATGCTGACGCCGAATATCAAGCATGGCTTACAGCTGGCAATCATCCATCAGATTGGCCGCGCGATCTTGCCGGTGAGCAGACCGATGCGGCGCTGCAGGACGTGCTTCGCCCCTACAACATCTTTGTCAACCTTGCCTACTACACCGCGCACGCGCGTCAGAAAAGGATAGAGAGCGACATCACCGTCAACGGTCTACCGTTCTCGACCGATCCGCTGACCTATGGCTCGCTCAATTCGGCCTTCATCTACACGCAAGCGAAAACCGCCAGCACGTTCAGTTGGAAATTACCTGACGGCAGCTTCATCACGCTCGACAAGACCGACATTGCGGCGCTGCACGACGCTTCCAACAGGTTCGCGCAGGATTGTTACAAATGCGAGGACACCACGCTCGACGGGATCGAGGCTGGCACGATCACCGACAGAGCTGCAATCGACGCTGCCTTCGCAGCCATTCCAAACACCTTCACCGGCCTTTCGGAGGACGCGCAGAAAGTCAGGCACGGGCCACGCAAGGCGAAGAAGCGGGGTTGACCGATGGCCGTCGTCAATATCACGACTTACACCGACGCGGACTTCTACCGCACGTTTTTATGGCAGACCGTTTCCGGCTCTCCCATCGACATGACCGGCATGGAGTTGGAGATGATGCTGCGGCGTCACGCCGAGGATGCCGAGGCATTGCTGCGGCTTGCGACGGATACCGGCGAGATCGTTCTGATTGATCCGGTGCAAGGTATGTTCACGCTGCGGATTGACCAGTTGACGCTTGAACGGCTCGGCCTCGGTGACTTCGATCAATCAAACATCGCGACAATCGGCGAATCGAAGCAGCGCATCTGGTCAGGCATCCTTACCAACAATGCGGGACCGACGCGATGACCGAGGTTGTCGTTACTCAAGACGATGACGTAAACGTCATTCAAGAGGATGATGCGCAGTCCATCGTTGTTATTGCTGATGACGAAACCGAAATCATTCAGACGTTAGAGCAGGGACCACCGGGAATACCGGGACCAGCAGGACCGCAAGGACCAGCATCATCAGTGCCGGGACCACCGGGACCGCAAGGACCAGCGGGCGATCCCGGAGGGCCACCGGGACCAGCAGGACCACCGGGCGCTGACAGCACGGTGCCGGGGCCACCGGGTTCACCGGGACCGCAAGGCCCCAAGGGTGATACTGGTGCTGCCTCGACTGTGCCGGGACCACCGGGGCCGACGGGGCCACCCGGCCCGGTACCGGAAGCGCCGACCGACGGGGCCAATTACACGCGCAAAAGTTCGGCGTGGTCGAACATCGACACGGCGCTCGCGTTACTCGCTCCACTTGCGTCGCCGACATTGACCGGCGATCCGAAAGCGCCGACGCCGACAGCGGGCGACAGCGATACCAGCATCGCGACGACCGCGTTCGTTGCCGCAGCCGTTGCCGCTGGCGGTGCTGGAACTGGCGCGGTGCGCTACGATGGTCCGCAAGCTCTCACGCTTCTACAGCAACACCAAGCACGCACTAATATTTATGCCGCGCCGCTCGATGCGCTCGCGTACAGCGGGATGCAAATCAACGGCGGGTTTGAGATCAATCAGATTTATAGCCCGAGCGGATTCTCGATACCGGGCGGTGCCGCGACTTATTTTACCGATGGTTGGTTCGCCTATTTCAATGGAAGTGCTCGCGCGACGATCTATCAATCTCCACAGGCTTTTGCCGGTTTTCCCAGTTACCTAAACTTGCTTGTAACGACCGCAGAGCCATCATTAGTCGCTGGCGACTTTTATCTTATACAGCAATCAATCGAGGGCCTTCGCACCTCTCGCTTGGCGTGGGGCAGCGGTGCGGCGCAACCGATTACGATTGCATTCTGGACTTCGCATCATCGCACGGGCCTTTATAGCGTGAGCATACGAAATGGCGCGGCCAATCGAAGCTACGTCGCGACATATACGCAAAACGCGGCTGATACGCCCGAATACAAGACGATCACAATCCCCGGTGACACGGCTGGCTCATGGGCGATTGACAATACGCTCGGCCTCTCGGTGGTGTTTTGCCTTGGCTGCGGAGCGAACCTCACTGCACCGTCGGCAAATGCTTGGCTCGCTGGCAACTACGTTGCCGCGCCAGGACAGATCAATTCCGTCGCTGCAACAAGCGACGAGTTTCGTCTTAGCGGCGTCGTCGTCCTGCCCGGCATTGACGCGCCGTTCTCGTATTATGCGCCCTTGATCATGCGACCAGCCGATCAGGAATTACTGGTGTGCCAACGATATTTTCGTTGGGTAGGATTCAACGTGTACCTAAATGCGACGGCAGCGGGACAGGCAATGCTTTCTAACACTATTCTATGCCCCGTCATGAGGGCAGCACCATCGGTCGGCGGTTTAGTAGCTGATCCAAGCGCATCGCCGGTCAACAACAATGTTCAATCGACTGCTTTTAGCTATATCACTCCTTACTCTTTCGCAGAGCAGATTACCGCAACCGCCGCAAATACGGCGTATATCTTAGGCTGGCGTTGTTATGCAGATGCGAGACTCTAAAATGGCAGATTATCAACTCACCAATTCCGATGTTGTCATCCGCACCGCCGATCAGGTTTGGATACCAAACGATCCGGCCAACCGTGACCGCATTGCATACGACAAATGGCTGGCCGAAGGCGGCGTCCCCGATCCGTATGTCGCGCCGCCTGAGGCGAAGCCAGCGCCGCCTGATCCCGCGCCGCAAACGACCGTGCTCTACGATCACGAAAACCGCATCCGCGCGATCGAAGGTCAACCGCCGTTGACGATGCAAGATTTTATAACTAAGATAAAATGAATGGAAGCCAGAACGATCATCGCAGTTTGTTTTGTAATGGTGCTGCTTGGCGCAGCCATGGTCTATTCGAAAGGCGATGAGCCGTTACGTCCTGTTTGCGTTACCGATGAAGACCGCGTTCACATTCGGGCGCAGGTTCTTGCGGCCGTTGACGAAGCCTTCAGAGATAACATGAAGCATCTCTTCACAAGCTGGCTTAAGGACGCACGCGATCAGCCTAATCGTGCGTCTGCCGGATTGCAGAATTCAATCGTCATCTATCAACGCGCCAGAGCTGATGCGTTGAAATGGTCACCAGTGAGTTGCTAACAGGAGATTTAAAATGAAGCGAACGATCTTTGTAATTGTTATGCTGACGCTGTTGTTACCGGCTGCAGCGGAGGCGCGTCGTGCGCACGTGCGGATTTATAAAGACGCTCCAGCGCAAGAGCCAGCGCGAGCAATGCCGCTAGCCGTGGTGCCGCCACTGGCGATGGCGATCGATCTGATACGGCGAACGTCGTGCGATCCCACGATCGCGGTGGCGACTGGTCCGGACGATCCAGGCTTTACGTCGCACCCGGTGGGCAACTACTTGATCCCTGCGATCTACCGCAGCGAGTGTGGAGCGCAACCGAAGAGGTGAAGCCATGGCATTACGGCTCAGAGGAAAGGTCTCGTGGTTCGGTGGACCGAATGATAAAGGGGTAGCGCCAGACGAAGGGCTAGCCTTCATTTACGAAATAGAAATGGCACCGCATTTATTCTTGCCAACGCAGCCTCCCGACACAACAGGATTGGCGAGACGATTAAATCCATACGTGCACTTTATCGCGTGCCGGTGGGACTACGATGTTTATTCTAAGGAGCAATTATTAAAAGAGCTCGTAGTCATTCGTGCCGTAAAGACGCAAGTCACATTGACAGCTTTCCCGGCTGATTGGGGACCGCATGTAGATACAGATAGGGTTGCGGATATCAGTGAAGGCTTGATGTTCGATCTGGGGATCACGACTGATGATGAAGTAGAGGTTGCGTTAATGAGCGAGCTGCGTCCTGCCGTGATAAAAGGACCGCTGGTTTGAAATTAGGTGTTGTGCAAATCGCGTTGTTGATAATCGGGATCGTCGTCGCCGTTTCAATTGGCGTGCACCTTTCCGGTTACGGTAACTGCTGCTGACACCAACGTAGTCGGCTTTGGCACCGACAGGAGGCAGTCCCTCCGGCTGCCTCCCTCTTTCCTTCCTACCCGACTGGCCGCTGTGGGCACCCCTCGCAGCGGCCTTTTTTATTTGCGTGCACCGTAGTCGGGACACGGCAGCAGCTCCACGCGATCCCGCGCGCGGGAGGCTCGGGGACGCTGCTGCACCCGTGCCAGCTTCATGCGTTTGCGCGTTGCCCAGCTCTTGCGTGACGCGGCGCTATGGTCTCGCTTTTTCTGCATGTTGAATATCCCTGATTAGAACGTGTCTGCCATCGCGGGCAACGCAACCGAGATCATGGTTGTTTCGTATAAATCCGCCAACGTAACCACGCGGCTTACAAAATTCTGTAGTTTTATATCTGTCTGTCTGCAGCGCATAAAAATAAAACCAGCAGCCACCGGCAATTAATAATGCCGCGAGGATGCTGGTTGTTATGATATCTTCTTTGTACAGTGTCAATCCTTTAAGGGCCTTCAACGCACCCGCCCGACGCGGTGAGCCAGTGCGCCATTCATTCAGCTTTGGATCGGTAAAGATCGCGCTTGGAACTGGCGTCGATGGTTTGGGCGGTATCGAATAGCTCATTTCAGTCCCCAATAGAGAAGCGCAAAGGTTGCGGCGATCATCACCGCCGTCACCCACTGGCTATCAATCCAATTTTCTTCCGGTAGTTTCATGTAGGGCCATTAGCGTCTTTGCGGAGGTTATTGGCGTTCTTTAATTCATCAACGATTAGCTGTAGCGCCGTTTCAACGCCGGTTTCGTGCGGCTGGATTTTTATGTGATCCAGTACGCGGCGCATCGCCAACTCCATTTTTTCAAGGTCAGTCATTCGGTCACCTATTGTGCGGTGGTAAACGAAAAGAAACCCGCACGAAGGTTGTGGCGCTTTGGTAAGTGGGAGTGTTAGAAGTCTCCAACAGACTTTAGCTCCTTCGTGCGGGTCCATAACGGCCGTTAGGCCGCTATTAGTTTTTGATCCCAAGCGGATTTATATTTCCGCTTACGATTGCGCATCGCGAGATACGCTCCACCGATTGCACTGGCAAATCCCCAGATCGCTCCAGGGATCGGAGTTTCAGCAGACGTGCTGAGGTTTCCGCCGTAGCCAGCATCGACACCCGCGTTGCCGGTGATCAGCAAATAATAGCTGCCACCGGAGAGTACCGCTGAACCGCCAAACACTTGACAGTTCGGGATACCAACGCATGCCGCTGCTAGTTCAGGACCGAGTACAACGAAGTCGTCACCACCACCGGGTACGCCGTTCGGTCCGTCATTCACTACCGCACCTTGAAAGTTGGTAATGAATTGCGGGTCGCCAGACGCAAACGTATTGGTAGCAAACGCAATGGTCAGGACCTGTGCACCGACAAGATCAAACGTGTAGATGTCGGCAAACAATCCTGAACCTCCTGCTCCAGTACCGGGATTGGTATTGGAGAAGGCACCGGCTCCAGACGTGGGGTTAGTCCCCAAGCTGGAGACGGTATCGGCCATCGCAACCGCCGACATGGCGAGTACGGTAGCCGCAGCAAGCAGTAGTTTCTTCATCAAACACTCCTTGCAAGGTTGTCTCTAGGCCGCAACGATCGCTGCAGCTTTCTTACGCCTACGCAGCAGCAACGCGCCACCGCCTAGAGCGCTACCAAACAGCCAGACGGCTGCTGGAAGCGGTGTCTCACCCGGTGGAGAGCTGAACGGTGTCCCGTTCGGTCCGAGTGGAATGGTCTCAGAAACAAGACTGAAGTTATTCTGATTACCGGCCCAGTCGATCTTGAAAGCGGGGTCCCACGCGAGGAAATTTCCCGAAGCCAAGTTCAACGTGAAGTCGATGTCAATAACTGTACCGGAAGCAAGTGCCGGTGTACTAGCGGCACCGGTATTTCCGAAACAGAAGAACCCACCACCGTTACTGCAGCCACCGGAATTCAATCCAGTACTTTGAAAGGTCGCACCCGCAAGTGTGGTGCTGCCTGACGAAATAGTGGGAAGGTTCGGTGTACTGAAAGCAAAGGCGTTGATGCCGCTGCGTCCAAGTCTTGTATCGGTGCCGACAACATTGATGCCGGTGATTTCAACCTGGAACGTAGCGGACGTCGAATTAAGAGCGCCACCAATAATTGAGAAATTATAAGTGAGCCCTTCGGTTGCAAGGTCCGGTCCAAGCGTCGCAGCTTGTGCCGTCCCTATCCCCACTGACAGCGAGATTGCTGCCAGCATTCCAACAAGTTTCTTCATTAGTTCTCCTAGGATGAAGGTAATTTAATTACGGCTTACCCTCGTTCTCCGTTGCCACAGTGAAGGAGATGCGTTGCCGCCACGGAATAAACGGTGGAGGCTCCACATCAAAGTCAAAAATTTCTGGCCAACCTGTCATGGGTTGTGGCCGCAGCATTGCGTCGTCGGTGCCGCCTCCATGCATAAGTGAAGGGTACGCAATCGATGGATTACCTTCTGGCATGTCGATCGACGGCGCGTGCGGCTCCGGTGCAGGTTGCGGTGCTGCCGGGTGCCGTACTGCTAATCGTCCGGAATGATTATCCCAACAGTGGTTAGCGCCGTGCCAGTAAAGCCACTGTTTTGGATATCTCGCTGCGGCTTGCGCCTTTGTCATGCACACGGGGTCTACGTCTGCTCCGAATGCAAACTCGATTGCAAGCCACACTCCGATACCGGTTGTTAATGCAATCAGGATACCAATAGTTATCCACGTCAGACGATCACGTCGCATTGGATAATTTCCCTCTTGGTAACAGATGCAATGCTTCGGCCACGTGCCGAGCGCATGCGTCGGGCACGGCGTTCCAGGCGGCAGTCCCATGCACGGTCTGCGGATCACGTCAGGAGGCTCCATGCTCAGGCTCGATCACAGCGTTGCGGATGACCAGCACGATATTGGTCAGTGTCGTTTCTAACTCTGCCGTGCGCCGTACCGCTTCGTCACGTTGCGCCATGTGTGTATTGACGCGGTTTTCCATTTCCAGTTTGGTCGTAAGGTACGTTGACTCCATCATGTTGGTCACGCCTTTGAGCGCGTCCAGCTGCACGGTCAACGCCTCGATCCTTAGCGTAGCGTCGCGTAACTTGTTTTCCAATTCGTCGCGTTCACTCAGCACTTGCTGATAGGTTGCTAGTCCGGCCTCGACTGCCTTCTGACGATGTTCTGGCAATGGCTCGCCTCCATTCCGTGGTGTGCGTACTGCGGTATTCATTTAGCCCCTCCGTTGTTTAAGTTTGCTTTCCAAATTTAGCGACTCGTACTGCCGATCCCCGTGGACTTCAATAAGTTTTTGTAACAGTGGATCTTCAGAAGGAATGACGTGCGGATTGTCACCGCTGTCAAATCCGTACCTATGTCCTGCGTTCATTAATCTTCCTCGCCATTGCCATCATGACTGCTGCTACGTAATGTTCTTCGATTTGCTTGGATGGCCAACCGGCAACAACTAGCCGGGTGATCACAGCAGTGGTGTCGATTAAATCAGTGTCAGTATCACATAACGTATTCGCCATGCCGCGAATAATTGGCGGAGAAGAGTTTGGTACTTGAGCTGACGCGGTACCTGCAGCCGTATCCCTCATCGGGTCTTCTCCATAAGGTGAGCACGAATGATTTGAAACGGGGTTAAAGGTTCTCCCGGTAGCGCGTCGTTGAACGGCGGCAGATCGGCTTTCTCATTAAGTACAATCAGCCGCGCATCGATCAAATGCAGTACTAGAAAGCGAATGTCCGGCGGTGCAGCGAGCCACGGACCTTTACGGATTATATTAATCAATCGCTTTTCGTGTTCGAGCGACATTTTATTAAGTGCGTTGATAAGCGATTGAATATCTTTTTGGTACGGACCTTCCAACTCGGCGTGCAGGACTTCGTTACGCCACTTTTTCCAGAGCCGTAAAAGTAAGTCACGTTCGGAAAGCGCCTTGATCATCGCTTTCTTTTGCGCGCGGTTCATTTCGCGCTCGGCAGCTCGAGCCTTCTTTTTCTCTGCCCACGGCTGCATCTTTGCAGCGTAAGCCAAGAATGGATTGTGACCCGTCATCGCGCCACCGCTTCTAAATTAGCCACGGCGTATTTCAATAAGCAGACCGCGTCGGCCTCGTGCTCGTCGCTGCCAGTATACCCGAATTTCCGGGCAGCCGCTTGCATTTCCAGTTTGGATGCAAACCCTTTGCCAGCCGCAAATTTCTTGATGGTGGGCACCGCAACGTCGATGACCGGCAGGTTGGCACGGGTTACAGCGGCCTCGATCAGTGCTGCGATCCCCCAGAGGATGCGGGTAGCAGCCTGTCCCCGTACCAGCGGGGTTTCGTAGACCGCAATCTCCACCATATGCCAGTTAAGATCCTGCAGCCAGCCTTGAATGGCTGCGAGGCGCTCCACCCGGCTGCCAATAAAAGTCTTGTGGCCGGTATCGAGGTGTGTGTAGTTCGTTGCCCAACCCATCGTTGAGCCGAGATCGAATGCAATTATTTTCATCGGCGTTTCTCCAGCCACCATTCCTTTGGACGCGGACCTGATAATACCGAATTACATAACACGACGGATGATTTATTAAATGCCAGTTTTTTCTTGAGCGACGTGAGCGCAGCATTCATCGTTTCACGTGCGTGGAAATGTTTATCAACGGCGTCTCGATATAGCCGCTGCAGCAGTACGGTGGAGCTCAGCCGCTTACCGCGTGCAAGGTACGTAAATAATTTACGCTCCATCGGCGAGTAGGAAACTTTTCCGGGGACGAGTTTCATTGGACGCATGGATACTCCTTTCGTGAGTACTACGAGGCGGCACCGATTGTGATGCCGCCCTTAGTACGCAGTCGTTTAGCCAGTGACCTTCACGTAGCCGTGAGAAATGAACCAGCGCAAATACGGCATGGCCGGAGCCTTACCGTCTTCTTTGTACTTGCCAACTTTCTTGCCGTTGGAAATAAGCGCCCACAACTTTGCAGCCGTTGAACCCTTGCGCGGGTCGTACGCCTTAGCCGCTTCCAACTTATTGATCACGGCATCGTTGTTCATCCACGAACCATTCGCAGATTTCTTAGCAGCCTTGGCACCTTTTTTAGCTTTAGCCATATCAGTCTCCTGTTTGTTTACTTTGGGTTTACGGGTTAACGACGTTATCACAGTCAAGCCTTTTGCTTCGCGCTTGGCATTGACCTGTGCTAACTTTTCTGCATCGCGCGCTGCTTTCGTTTCCTTAAGTTTCTCAATGCGCTCTGCAGCCTTCTGCTTCTTGCCTTCCTCCTGTCGAGCGAGCATCGCTGCTCCCTCTTCATCTGACATACCCTTTGGGATACGCCAATCTCGTGATTTCTTTTCAGCAACAATCGCTGGTCGCGTTGCCGGAGCAAGCGTAGGTTTGGAAGGAACGACGACGCGATCCCCCGGCTTACGCTTTAAGAAATCCGGAATACTCAGATCGTCCTTGACTTCACCGATTTTAGTTGCCTGAATTTGCGCGTGCAGTTTCGTGCAGCGCGCAATGCCAGATTTTTGATCGGCAAACTTTTTAACGGAATTGACGGGGATGCCGACATCGACCGCCGTCAATACCATTTCGTTCCAGATCTTGACAAGTTCTGGACCGGACATCTTGCTGAAGTCCATTACAGTTTCCCTCCGCTGAATTGCCGTATCCGTGCTGGAATTACGATCGTGTCGTCGCACACTTTACAGCACCGGCCATCATTGATCGGTTCTGCATTGTTACTCCAGCCGACAATTTCCTTAAAACAAATCGAGCAAATTTCTGGCTCGCATTCAGGTTCGATGCGTTCTACGTTTGCCATATTTCTTTCTCCGTTTATATTTCTTCGCTTTCCTTAGTGCGTTGATTTCCTCAAGGGCATAAAGATAGCCCATGAGGAATTGTTTTGTGATGCGCGGCGGTTTCATGCGGCCTCCTTCGGAGCCGGTTCCAGATCAACCAGCAGCTCCTGCGCACGGGTAGCCGCGACGTACATCAGGTTACGCTCCTGCTCCTGCTGCCACGCTTGCCTTGCCCACTTGGATGGGCAGGTACCGTGCCGATCGAGCCAAAACACCCGCTGCCATTCGCGGCCTTTGGATTTGTGGATCGACGAGAGCACCAACATATCTTTTACGTTATCGGCAAACAAACCGTTAACGTAATCGACCGCGTCTTGCACTTGCGTTTTCTTTTCCAGTCGGCATTGATCGATCACGACGCGGACCGTTTCCACCGCGTCTTCAACCTCTGCTAGTTTCGCCTCCTGTTTTTTGGCTAAAAGTTTTACGGTCTCTTTTTCCAGGTACGTATCAAGTTTCTTTTCCAGGCCATCAAGACTTTTAACTTTCCAGCGTTGGATTAATTTAACGATACGCGACGCGATGTCGCGGCCTTCCACCCGGCAGGGAATACGTTGCCGGATTAATCTGAATGCCAGTGCAACGAGTGGCTTGTTGACGCGGCTGAGTACCGCCGTGCCTCCCGTCAGATCGTTACGCTTCAGAAATTCTACCATCGTGGATCGACGCACCTCACCGACAACTGCAGTCGGTGCGTGTTGGATATCGTTGACCCATTGCTGCGCAAATTTGACGACCGCTTGCGGGCAACGGTACGAGACCGTAAGTGGCAGCTCCTGACAATTAAAGTCTCGAGCGATCAGATCGAGCGCGTCGGCATCTGCACCCGTGAAGCCGTAGATCGCTTGATAGTCGTCACCGACTGCAATCACCCGGCCTCCCTTCTTGACCATCGCCCGCACCAGTGCACGCCGTGCAGCGTTGGTATCCTGCGCCTCATCGACCATGACCACGTCGAATTGCCAGAACCGCACGCGGTGCAGCAGTGGCATGTAGATCATATCGTCGAAGTCGATGATGTCCAGCATGGTATTACTTTCGGCCAGAATGTTTTGCGCAAACTTTATCACCGACTCCTTAGTAGAGCCGGATATCGGACCGTCGTCTTCGTCGAACACGTCGTAATGTTCGGCCATTTCAAACCACCGATGCATATCGTTCATCGATCCGAGAATGCCGAAGGCCGATTGCTTTGCCAGCGAAATTAATTGTGTAATCGTTGGCGTGAAGAGCCGCATCGGGTGCGTGGGGTTTTCTGATAATTCATTATCGATCAAGGCGCGGATTTTATATTCGTCCACCCTGACCCCCGGTCGTGCCTTGCGATACGCACCGAGGCCAAACCCATGCGCGGTATTGGCTTGCATCTTTTTCCAGTCGATGTTTTTCTCCTTCAGTTTAACTTTCGTTTCGTCCACGATCTTGCGATTGTAGGCGGTGTAGGCAACCTGTCCGGCCATGGCAGCTCCTGCAGCCAGCAGCACGGTGGTCTTCCCGGCACCCGCGCGTGCACGCAGCACGCACGAGCCGGAGCCGTTTACCGCCCAATCAATGAACGCCTGTTGTTGCGGGGACCAATCGAGTTTCTTGGTAGTCATTTTGTTTGCTTTCGATGTTAGAGTTTTACGTTAAAATTTTCCAGACCAATACCCGAAGGCACAGGTCAAACCAACCGGCAGACCAGGAGCCTGTTGCGCAGCCATCGCCGATGCAAAGGCACCGTTAGATAAACGCATCAGACCGGGCGTTCCATTATAACCTTTACTGTGACTGACCGAGCTGATTGCAAGTTTTTCCATCGCTGCACAATTGCTATCGGTGAATTCAATCATCCATGGATTGAACAGTAGCAGGATGCCGAGCCACAGTATGGCTCGAATTTTCTGTGTGGTGGTGCGTAACATTGATTTACATGCTCCAATAAGTTTCGGTGGAAGGATCGCAGCAAGCCGGAGTGTTGACCGCAACGCGAACCAACTTACCGCTGAGTAAGTTTTGAACGATTTTAGTTTTGCCGTCGTTCTTCTTAAACTCGATCATCGGATCGACGGTCGTGATCACTTCGTAACCTTTGCGGATAGCCGAGCGTACGGCACCGGCAAAAGTTTTGTACTCGTTACGTGAACGCGTAGCACCGAAGCTTAAGTAATATTGACGTCCGAGGGTGGATACTGCAATTTCACATTTACGTTTTGTCATTTGTTATCTCCGTTGGGGTTTCGTGTTAAGATCTTTTATTGAACCACTCGTCGAATTCGGCTTGCTTCTTTTCGGCCAGACCGTTGAGCAGTTTCTGTTCATCTTCCGTCAGCAGCTTCCAATGCGCCGCGAGATTGCCGATCCCGATTACGTCGGCGGGACCGTTATCCTCACGGTTCGGAATTTCCTTTTGCTTCGGCACGATCACGTTCCAAAGTTTCAGGTAGAGCGCCTCCGGCACGCCTTCCCAACATTCGGCAACCTCGTCAGCGGTGTGGAGTTTGAAAAGCGGATGCGGTTGGATTTTCTTTTTCATAACCTTAACGCCAGTGAACGTCTCGCCCGGTTTCAGATGTGTAGGCATTGTCGTTTTCCTTTTCCTGTTTATTGTTAAGAGTAAAGTGTGCTGGTTCGTACGTAGCGTGAACCACCGCGTGGTCCAACGATACGCGACTCGTGGTAGCCAAAGTTGTTAAGATCGGTGCGGTACCATTCACGCACGACCTGCACCGAGGTGCCGACTTCGTAAACCTCGAAGCGGCGCATTTCGTAATTGCCGTACGTAGGTGGTAGCTCGAGACTTTGTACGGTCCACATTTGTCGGTTAAAATTTCGTGTTGTCATTTTTTATTCTCCTTTGATAAATTTCTGTACCGTTTCGGGCGCGCGGTGCCCGGTACGTTGTTCGATGTCGCGGATTAGGTGGCGCGCCATTTCTCGTAGCGCGATCTCCTGTCTGGTAAATTGCGTGGCCTTCCAGATTTGCGCGCGTAACTTTTTACGTGCGCGAATTTGTTCGGGCGTACCGTCGCGACGTTCGCGTAGCTTTCGTAGTCGTGCTGTTTTTTCGGTTATCGTTTCCATGTTTGCTTCTCCTGTTTTGTTTTCGAATGCACGGCAGAACGGCGCTGGATACTTCCGCGCCGTTTTAACTTGCATTGTTTTAAACCGGATCACAATTCGGAAGCACCTACTTCGGTCGCGTTTGGACATTGGGTGCCACGGATCTTATCCGCCGTGTTGACCGGCGGGGATCGTTTACTGGAAACTTGTTTTCGAAAAACTACTACGGCGACGGCGCGCATTCGTTTACCGAATTTATTTCCGGTTTATTTTTCTTCTCGCTCGGGATTTTTTTACGCTGTCCCGGCTTTACTGACCCTCTCGTAACTACCGCGCTTACGCGGCCTCGCTCCGATTAGGCGTCCAGATTTTTATGCCCTTGGGATCTGGTCCCCCGTGGCGGCCTTCACAGGCAGCGAAGGTAATATGACATACCCCATATGAAAAGGAAAGAGGGTCCAAAGGACTTTGTTCGTATTACCGCCCAATGGGTTAGGTGGGGTGGCTAGGGGGTACATCGGTTCCAGGTTTATAATCCTGTAAAAAACGGTGGATCGTGAGAAAAAAGGGGTTGCGGTTATGGAAATTTTAGACCAGCGTTTAGGTCCCCCGATTTGGGTTCGGAAGGATTTAAAATGCAACCTGATGCCTTCTTTGCGTTCGCACGCCACCGCCACCAAATATATTTAAATCGACGCGACGGTAAACCGCTGCCGTGGACACTCGATCCAATCCTGCAGCGGTACCGGTTCACAAATGTTTTTCGTGAACTGGATGCAACCACGATCTGGTTTGCAAAAAATCTTCGTAATCCTTTACGCAACTCCATCGACGTACTCCCGGCAACGGTAGTCTTTCGCTGGTTCAATCGCGTGACGACTGGCGAAGTCATCAAGAAAGACAAAAACTATTTATCGCCAGCGCGGTTGCGTAAGGCAATCGCCAAGTTACCACCGCCGTACGTGACTGGCGCTTTCATGGTTTATACAACGTCCCTCGGTGCGCCCACTAAACAGGAAGGCGTGCTGCGTGCTATTGAAATATGGTACGACAAACATAAAGATTGGCGTAAGTTTAAATTTGACACCTTGCAGGAAGCGCATGCGTGGATGAAATCTGAATGTCTCGGTGACTTTATGGCTTACGAAGTAGTCACCGATCTAAGGCATACAAAATTACTTTCGCACGCTACCGATATTATGACGTGGGCTAATTTTGGTCCTGGAGCGTCGAAAGGTATCGAGCGGCTTGCCGGTAAGGACGCACCGCAATTAGCAATCGCTAAAGTGTTGCTGCGGCTTTCCCGAAATAAAAAGTACTGGCCGCAGGAGTGGCCGGAGTGGGAAATGCGAGAGGTCGAACACACATTGTGTGAATGGGAGAAATACACACGTACTTTAAATGGTGAAGGAAAGCCAAAGGAGATTTTCAGAAATGGCAAGTAAGTTAGCACGCGGCACGTTCGGCAAAGCCAAAGTCAAAGCGTATTACCGTCCCGGGACGTCTGACGTGAACGCGCTGGAGGAAGTCATCGGCAAGCGCGCGTACCGTCGCGGTAGCGTCAACTTTGATGTGGAAGCCGGTGAGCACTGGTTGGACCTTGGCGCGAATATTGGTGCGTTCGCGCTTTATTGTAAAAGCAAAGGTGCAACGGCAGAATGTTACGAACCGATGCCGGACTGCTTTGCGATCCTGGCCAAGAACGTGCCGGAATTTAAGCTGTACAATAAAGCTGTCACCAATGTGGACGCGGACGAGGTGACATTTTACGAACCACGGCGTAAGCAGGACCGGTATCGTTCGACGCTGCTGCCGCGTAAGGGCAACTATCCGCAAACGACGGTGCAGAACCTGGAGGCGTCGTTACTGAATGAGGATAAATTCGACGGCGTGAAGATGGATATCGAAGGCAGCGAATTTGGAATTATCGATGACGGCTTACTGCCTCGGGCACCGAAGCTGGTCTTCGAGTACCACTTGTCCCGCGACAATTCGCTACCGCATTTAGTAAAACGTATCCGCATCCTGCGGAGGCTTTACAAGAACGTGGTTTATTGTCCGGAGCTGGCACGGCTGGTGAAGCGCGGCACTGGCACGGGTCGTACGTACTTCGACCGCTGCATTTACTGCTGGGGGTTAAAGAAATGAGTAGTAAGAAAAACCGTCTCGTGAATTCTTGGCTTGATCATCCCGTGAAGTGTTTTTTCAAAGCACTACTTCACATGATTCATCGAGAACAATACGATAGGTACTGCCATCGCGGTAACGATTTGGAGCTTGAGATAGTGTTTTGCTTTAAATCGCTGGTGCCGTTTTATCAGGATTATTTTAAGCATCCTGTTAGCGATAAGGCTATCTATGATCGTTCTAACAGAAGACGTACCAAACATGCTGAGTCAGAGAATGTCTATGCAAACCCTAAAACCCAACCGTACTGCGCACTCGCTGCAAAAACGCTCGAGCAGTATTACGGTGTTGGGGAAGTAGATAAGGAGGATCTCGAACAAGAAGTCAATAAAATTGTGGCTGGATTACCAACTCAAGTCGCAAGGACAAAAACACTTATCAAGCAGTCTGTGAAAGACGAACACTATCGAGTTGTGTCCCGGCTCGGAGGACGTTGTCCTTGTTGTGGACTCATTCCTATCGCGGAAGCTGGGGTCAAGCTAGCAGGTACTGCCGAAGTAGATCACTTTTGGCATGTACATGAAGTTACTTTTGCACGTACGTGGCCGCTATGCGTAGCATGCCACAGATCATTAGCCACGCAAGAAGCACGCGAGGCAGCGCTGGAAGATTTTAAATCTTATCAGCGAAAAGCTAAACGAGTTTTAGCTGAACTTCAAAAGAAAGCAGCAGCATAATGCACGTAATCTTCGCACGTAACGTTGCCGAGGCGCTACCACTCGGCGTGGACTACCTGATGCAATACGGCAGTAACGAGCCGAGCCGCGCAGGACGCGTGTTCGTGGCACCAACCCCAGTAACGACCGTTTATCACAAACCGAATGAACGGGTATTGTTCTCGGCAACTCGAGACGCTAACCCGTTCTTTCATCTTGCTGAGGCGATGTGGATGCTGGCAGGTCGCAACGATAGCGCGTACCTCGATCAGTTCGTCAAAACCTTCGGTGCGCGCTTTGCCGAGCCGACTGGAGTTGTCCACGGCGCGTACGGGTACCGCTGGCGCAATCAGTTCAGCATGGACCAGCTGCAGACGGTAATCCGCATGCTCCAGCACGAGCCTTCGACCCGGCAAGCGGTCATTAGTATGTGGGACCCGAATGACGACCTGGACCGGCCTGAGCTGAAGGACCGGCCATGCAACACACATATTTATCTGCGCATTCGCGATCGGCATCTCGACATGACGGTCTGCTGCCGGTCCAATGACATACTCTGGGGAGCGTACGGAGCCAACGCCGTGCACTTCTCGATCCTGCAGGAATATCTGGCTGCGATGATTGGCGTGCAGCTCGGCACATATTACCAGATCAGTAACAACTTTCACGTTTACGTGGACGAGCTGGAGCGGCATCCAGGCTCCATGGCTGATGCGCGGCATTATCCAACGGTACCGTTAGTCGATGACCCTAAAAGTTTCGACGACGAATTACGCATGCTGATGGAAGGCTGGAAACCGACGCGCAATCTGTTTTTATCGGAAACGGTTTATTGGATGCTGGAGGCGTATCTGGTACGGCACGTACCGCGCGACGTTAAGGAATGTCTCGAGCAGGTCAAAGCGCAGGATTGGCGGGTAGCTGCACAGGAATGGGTCGCACGCAGGAGCAAAATATGAACCGAGAAAAGTTATTAGCAACCGCACGGCTGGCTGGCGAGGTAGTTCGTTATCACACTTGGCCGATGCACCACCGGCAGACCGTTGGTGAGCACACGTGGCAGTGCATGCGGATTTATTGGCAAATCTGGGGAGCGCTACCGGTAGACTTGACAACATATTTCATATGGCACGACGCTGGAGAGCTCGCTTGTGGCGATCTGCCATTTCCGGTGAAGTCGATCAATCCTACGATCAAACTTGAAATGGATAAGTTGGAAGAAAAAGCCGTTGAGCGCATGGGTGGTGATACTAATAATATATCCCCGATTTTAAAAGTCCGTGCCAAGGCGTGTGACCTTATCGATATGCACGAATGCGGCTTAGCTGAAGTCGCGATGGGCAACAAGTTTGCGCAACCGATCGTGGATGATACGTTCAAGGCAATAGAACGGCTGCCACTTTCAGATGATGATGGAATGGCAATCTTCAAATATCTAGCACAGGAGTATGATCAATGAAGCGATACCCAATCTCGTTGAAGCCAAACTTCGATGACGCGTACCTGCGGTACCTGTCAGACATTTCCAGCGCAGACGTGACACTACTCCTGGAGAAAGAAAAGACGTACAAGGGTAGCTGGAAAAAGCGCGGCGGTGTCGGTGCATTCATGATGCTGGCACGTAAGTGGGACCGGCTGGAGAATATGTTGGAAGGCAGCAAACCTGCGTACGATCTGTTTGCCGAGATCGAAGCAAACCCCACGGGCGAAGACGGCTCGATACTGGCAGAGGTGCGTGACCTGCGGCGGTATTTGCTGCTGGTGGAAGCCGAGATGACCGCACGTGGTACGCTGGAGTTAGGACTACTGCAGAACACCGAGGAATTATTTAAGCCCGGTACGCCTGACGACGGCGGTGAGCATTCGAGGCAGCCGGAGGATGAAGAGTGATGCTAACTTATAAGCACCTGCGCGAAGTCCTGCGGTATGAACCGCAAACAGGTTTCTTTTATTGGAAACTTTCTCGATCTGTTGTAAGGGCAGGAGATCGCGCAGGATGCTACCTTGCAATTGGATACGAAGCAATTCGTATCGATCGAAAAGTTTACTATAGCCATCGTTTAGCATGGTTGTATGTATATAAGCGGTGGCCTCAAAGAGAAATTGATCACATAAACCGAAAGCCTCTCGATAATCGTATAATCAATTTACGCGAAGCTTCACGAGCAGAAAATACTATGAACCGTACTGCACAAACAAATTCAACTACAGGTATTAAAGGAATTGCATTTGACAAAAGAAGAAAAAATAAACCTTGGCGTGCTGCTATTAATAATAAAAGTCTTGGGTCTTATAAAACGAAAAAGCATGCTGCACGAGCATACGATATAGCTGCTCAAAAATATCACGGTGAATTTCGATGGGAAAATTTATTATGACAACCTTTCCTTCACTGCAATCTGCAAAATTAATTTCAATTGACACAGAAACCTGTGATCCTGACCTTTTAACTAAAGGTCCAGGTTATCATTCTAACGGTTTCATCGCTGGTATATCCATAGCGGTAGATGGTTTCGCTGGATATTATCCAATCGCTCATGAAGGTGGGGACAACTTAGATAAACGAAAGGTACTAGGATGGTTAAAGCAAGAATTAAAAAGTTCAATACCAAAATTGTTTACGAATGGTGCGTACGATCTAGGCTTCTTGAAAAAAGCTGGCGTTTTAGTCAATGGTCCGATTTACGATATCCAGATCGCCGAGCCGCTACTCGACGAAGGACGAAGATCTTATTCGCTGGAAGCCTTGGCGTCAGATTATTTGGGCAGGGGAAAACAATCGGAAGCCATGAATGAATGGATCACTAAGAATTACGGTGCACGAAACATCGGCGGCAACATCTGGCGCGCACCCGGCAAGATCGTTGCGCCTTACGCAATCGACGATGCTAAGCTACCGTTACGCATTTTTGCCAAGCAACGTAAGGCGCTTGTTCAGCAGAATTTATGGGATTTGTTTTTAATGGAAAGCAGTCTCATTCCGATGCTGGTGGACATGCGGCTGCGAGGCGTGCGGGTCGATCTGTTTGCAGCGGAGGCGCTCTACATAAGGATGACAAAGCAGCAGAAGAAACTGTCCAGGACGATCGGCGATATCCCGCCGTGGAACGCGCGAGCCGTTGCTAAGCTGTTCGACAAGGAAGGTGTGGAATATCCGCGCACGCCGAAAACTAATGCGCCGTCGTTCACGAAGGATTGGTTAGCGGTATGCCCGCACCCGATTGCCAAGACCATGCACACGATTAGGCAGATTGATAAATTACGGGAGACGTTCGTTAAAGGTGTGGTACTGGAAAGTAATTACAAAGGCCGCATTCACTGTTCGTTCAACCAGCTGCGAAGCGACGAGAGCGGCACGGTGTCAGGCCGGTTCAGTTCGTCGCACCCAAACCTCCAGCAGATACCGGTGCGCAGTAAGGAGGGTGCAATCCTGCGCACGTTATTCCTGCCTGATGAAGGCCAGCTCTTCGGTGCCACCGACTTCAGCCAAATCGAATTTCGGTTAATCGCAGCAACGGCTGCAGACGAAAAGATTTATGGCGCGGGAAAGTTTGTGACCGCGTACAATAATGATGTGAATACCGACTTCCACGCGGTGGTCGCCGAAATGACCGGGCTACCACGCATCATGGCGAAGACCATTACGTTTGCATGCGCCTACGGTGCCGGTCCCAAGAAGATTGCCGCGCAGCTGGGTTTAAGTTTAGTCGAAGGCAGTAAAATGTTGGACAAGTACCATCAGCGCGCGCCATTCATGAAACCGCTGAGCAACTTATTCATGGATAAAGCCGAGCGCGATGGCCAGATCAAAACGATCCTGGGACGCGTGCGGCGTTTCCCTTTGTGGGAAAAATTCGATCGCGATGGCAAACCGTCGTACTCACGGGATCGTACGCTAGGCGCAAGACGCGCGTTTACGTACCGCGCACTCAATGCGTATATCCAAGGTAGCGCGGCAGACATATTAAAAAAGTCAATGTCATTGGTCTGGTCGAGTGGCGTCTGTGACGTACTGGGACCACCGCACATGACCGTGCACGACGAATTAGATATGTCGGTACCGCAGACCAAGAAAGCTAAGGAGGCGTTTAAGGAAATGGTAAACATCATGCAGACGGCGGTGCCACTTTCGATCCCGTTATCAGTCGATAGCGGTTTAGGTAAAAACTGGAGCGAGGCAAAGGAGTAATCATGCTAACGGATATTCTAAATTCCTACGTCAAGAGCATCGGTAAAATATGGGCGCACGATCGTACGCGTACCGTTGGCGCGTCTGAAATCGGTGCATGCAGCCGTCGCACGTATTACTTCAAGCATGCCGAGGCGCAGGACCGCAGCCACGTCGATCGGTGGGGTGCAGCGCAGCGTGGCAACCTGATAGAGCAGTATTTAGTGGTACCAGCGTTGCGTAAACGGTTCGGCAAAAAATATCTCTGGGGTGGTGCGCAGCAGCGCACGTTTCAGGCTGGGCATCTCAGCGCAACGCCAGACGGCTTACTGACCGGCTTGAAGGCCGACGCCTTACGGCATTTAGGCGTTAAGAATATGGAAAGCGATTGTTTACTGGTCGAGATAAAGTCGATCGACCCGCGTGCTAATCTGGATAAGGAAAAGCATCAGCATAAATTACAGGCGATGGCACAGCTCGGTTTGGTGCGGCTCAAGACCAAGTACAAACCAAATTACGTGCTGCTGATTTATATCGACGCCAGCTTCCACGACGAGGTAACAGAATTTTTGGTCAAGTTTGATCAAAAGATTTTCGATACGTTACAAAAACGTGCAACGCAGATCATGACGGCTAAGGCGGCAAGTGATTTGCGGCCGGAAGGATGGATCGCAGGAGGCAGTGAATGTGAAACGTGTCCATTTAAAGATCCGTGCGGGATCGAGCGGCACGCCTTGCCATCTGAGAAATTTAAAACAAAGCCGGTAGCGCCGCAGCGGGTGGCTGAGATGACAGACTTATGCCGAGCTGCCAACGAATTAGCAGCGGTGCGAGATAAGGCTGATGCCGACTACCGTACGCAGCAGGAGATAATAAAAGAACGGTTACGGGACTGGGATATCCGCAAGGTGCCGGGTGTTGTGACGCTGTCATCTGTGAAAGGCCGTATCGGATATAATACTGAAGACCTGAAAGCGGCAGCGATCAAAGCTGGTATCAACGTTGAACAATTTATTCGAATTGGCGAGCCAACAACTCGTCTCACAATCTCGCTCCCGACGGAGTGAGGAAGTCCCCCGTTCAACAATCGTTGGCGGGATTTTAAACAGGAGAAGTATGATGGCTAAGTCAAGTGGAAAGTCACTAAAGGTCGTCGAGTCACAGCTTCCTGCCGTGGGCGATGAACGTAATCCGTTTATTGAGTATGGCAGGAGTGCTAGCACTGGTACGATCATCGGTATGCTGCTGAAATTTTCCAAGGGAGATTTTGTTGTCGGACAGGACAACGATCCGGTGGAGCTCGGCACCAAACTGATTGCGAACATGGACCAGTTACTTGTTGGTTGGCAACGCTGGGAGGACGCGCGGCCAGCTGAACAGGTTATGGGACCGTTGGTCGATGGGTTCAAACCGCCACGGCGGGATGAACTTTCGTTCAACGATCCAAGTGAGTGGGAGATCGACGAGTCAACCGGCAAGCCGCGCGATCCGTGGGTTTACTCACACTTGCTGTTAATGAAAGAGCCGGGTAAGCGTGGACAGTTATTTACGTTCACGACTAATTCGGCTGGCGGCAAGAACGCGATGGCGAAATTGTCGGGCGAGTACGGGCAGCAAATGCGCGAGCACCCGGATGAATACCCTATCGTCGCGCTTGGCGTTGGTTCGTACATGCACTCAAACCCGGCTTACGGTCGTATCAAGTTTCCGATCTTTGAGATCGTAGGCTGGTCCGAAAAATCCGAGTTTGAGGAAGCGGCAGACGCACCTGTCACGGGTAGCCGCAAGAAGAAGTAACCTGCTAGCTGTACGAGAGGTAGGGTAGTCAACGCAGCCGCGACGGCAACGGGCGAGGAAACTCAAGACACGGTTCTGGTTCTCGTACAGCTTTGTTGGGGTAGTCCCAGTGAAACCGTGTAAGCCGTCATTTTTATTCGAGGAAGAAAAATGCTAGCCGGGTGGTATGTTTTTACAAACGATGCACGAGCATTATCGACGCTGCTCGATCGTGACTTCGACCAGGTCGATGACAGCCGGTTGCTGTATTGTACTGCCGTGCACGAGCTGCACCCAGACGCGTGGACCAATAGTGTACCGGAGGCCAGCCGTGGTGCGTTGAAGATGTTAACTTCTGAGATTGATCTTCTTGAACCGATGCCAATACGACGGATGGCAAAGCAAGCCAGATATGCCCGGCAGCTCTGGTTAATTCGCAAGAAATATAACGTGCCGAGAAGGAGGTAGGAATATGTCACGTCAAACGCCAGCATACATTCAATATATTAACAGTAAAGAATGGCAACGTAAACGAGCAAAAATTATAAAGGCTCGTGGTAAGTGTTGTCAACGTTGTCGTGCAACTGATGTTACTTTACAGCTGCATCATCGAACTTACGACCGATTAGGTTGTGAGTTAGATACTGATTTAGAATTGCTTTGTATAGCTTGTCATAAAAAAGCAGATCGCGTAAGAGTTGCGCATAAGCAATATGAAAATGCTAAAGATACTTATGCGCGTAAAAAATATGGAGAGGATTATTATAACGATGATAGATTGGAAGAAGAATTCGATCGATGGTTAGAAAGAAAAAATCAGTACTAATGGAAAGGAGCTGTGTCTATGCAAAATCGTGCGGAGGCAGAAAAGTTTTTAAAAGCCTTAGATCCAAAGGCGGATACGTTTACGTTCCAGACGTTCGACGAAGGCAAAAAGAAAGTGCGCGGTCTGACACGCATGTTGCATGGCACGTTAGCGCAGCACTGGGAAACGCTTTGCCGGTTGAATAAAGCCGGTGCCGGTATTTACATAACGGTCAACGAGACTGATTTAAAAGGCCGCAAGGCTGAGAACGTCACGCGTGTGCGCGCGGTGTTTGCAGACCTGGATGGAGCGCCACTGGCTCCAGCCATGGCAGACCCGCGTCCACACATCATTGTGGAGAGTTCACCTAAGCACTGGCACGCGTATTGGCGGGTCAAGGATATGCCGCTAGACGCCAAACTCTTTCGGCAAGCGCAGCGGCAACTGATTAAACGGTTAGGCAGCGATCCCGCCATTACTGACTTACCGCGCGTGCTGCGGCTGCCGGGATTTATTCACCAGAAAGGTAAACCGTTTCGTGTGCGGCTCGTTAAGATCAATGAAGGTGTGGCGTATAAAGCTGACACGTTCTGCAATGACGAAGACGCTGAGCAAGAATCGGAAGATAAGAAACGTACGTATGCGCATGCACCTGCTGATATCAAAGAACTTAATGAGGCGCTCGATATAATTCCTAGTGACGAATATCAAATCTGGTTCGAGGTTGGCTGTGGCTTAGCGCACGAGCTAGGCGAGGCTGGCTTTGAATTATTCGAACGGTGGTCCCGCAAGTCTGAGAAATATAACAAGGCGCATTGCGAGCGCAAATGGCGCGAGTGCGAAAAGGTTTCTAAATTTACGGCTGGTACGATCTTTCATTACGCCACCCAGATCGATCCGACGTGGCGTGAAGGCGAAAATATTCCGGTGCTGGCAACGGTGGATGATTTCGTTTCATTCCTACCTTCGCATAATTATATTTATCTGCCGACTGGTCAATCGTGGCCAGCCAGCAGCGTCAACACGCAGCTACCAAAACAGACACATAACAATAAACGTGTGTTGGCATCGGTGTGGCTTGATAAAAATCGTAAGGTACAAGGGATGACGTGGGCACCGGGAGACGACTTACTGATACCCGATCGCATCGCACGCGAGCAAGGCGGTTGGATTGAAAAGCCTGGAACGATGTGCTTAAACCTTTATTATCCGCCGGTCGTTACGCAAGGTAGCGCCGCTGCAGCCAAACTTTGGGTTAATCTGGTGCATCGGATTTATCCCGACGACGCTGCCCACATTATTAATTTCTTAGCGCACCGCGTACAGCGTCCAGGCGAGAAGATCAACCACGCGCTGCTGCTCGGTGGTGAACCTGGAATTGGTAAGGACAGTTTACTGGAGCCGGTCAAGCACGCGATCGGTCCGTGGAATTTCAGTGAGGTATCGCCGAAGAGCGTGGTATCACGATTTAATGCACACGTTAAATCTGTGATCTGTCGAATATCTGAAGCGCGCGATCTGGGTGAAGTTAACCGGTACGATTTTTACGAGCATATGAAAACGCTGACCGCTTCGCCTCCAGATATTGTTCAGTGCGAGGAAAAACATATGAAGAAATATGCAGTCGCCAACGTGACTGGTGTTATTATTACGACCAACCACAAAACAGGTGGAATATATCTGCCGCCCAATGATCGACGCACGTACGTGGCGTGGAGCCGGTTAATGCAGAAAGATTTTGTGCAAGCGTATTGGGATACGTTATGGACATGGTACTTATCCGGTAGCGGCTTTGCGCACGTGGCTACGTATTTACGCCAACATGATCTGAGCAAATTTAATCCTAAAGCGCCACCACGCAAGACCGAAGCCTTCTTAGATATTGTGGAAGCAAATATTCCACAAGAAGATGCAGAATTTGCTGAAGCATTAAATATTCTGGATCGACCTGAAGCGGTTACACTCGCAATGATCGCGGCGGCAACACCTTCACATAGCTTTGCGAAATGGCTGGACGATCGTACGAACACACGGGCGATACCTCATCGCATGGAAACGTGCGGCTACGCAGCGGTGCGTAATCCGGCTGCGGACCACAACCGGTGGCGCTATCGGGTGTCTAAGCAGGGTCCAAACGGCACCACGCACCAGCAATTTGAGGTGGCAATCTACGCGCGGACCGATTTGGATGGAGGCGCGCAGATTTCTGCAGCCAAGGCGTTAGTTGTAAGATTACAAAGCGATCCAGCAAAGCGTTAAATGTCTGAGGGGTCGTGAGGGGTCGTTAGATACAACTCAATATACGAAATGGAAAAAGTGGAAGAGGCTGGGAGAGTTTGTAGTAACGACCCCTCACGACCCCTCACTGCAGCTGCTGTAACACGTTTAGTCCACTTGTTTCAAAAACTTAGGTCGTGTATCGTACACTTTTTTCGGAGCTGCAGAAACATGCTTCCAGGGTGGATTGTGGTCGTTTCTGAGCCGCGTGCGGAGGCAAAATCCGCGATCAGCGTGGCCAAACTAGGCTACCCGATTTTTTATCCTAAGGTTGTCAAGAGGTTGCGACGAAATGGAGGCCGCAGTTGTTACACGATTTTTCCACTCTATCCTCGGTACTTTTTCGCTTTGGTCCGGGACCAGTGGAGTGGCATCCTGCAAGCGAACGGGGTGGCCGGTGTGCTCATGCAAGGTGAGTGCATCGCGACGGTGCGAGCAGCCGCGATGAAAGATCTGAAAGCTAGCTGTAATAAAAACGGGATTTTTCTAAATCCTGTTCAGCCGAAATTTATGCGTGGCCAACAAGTGAAAGTATTATCTGGCGCGTTGGCAGAAAAGATCGGCGTATTCGACGGCATCAGTGGGCAGCACGAAGCTGCTCTTTTTAATTTACTAGGTGCACAGACAAGAATTTTATTTAAAGAAGGCGTGTTGGCTCCGGTTTAAAGAACACGATCCCAAACGCTTGTGGACGTGTTCGCAATTTGGGTTTCACCCATGTGTTGTGTACTATGCTCGAAGTAAAACGTCCATACGATCTTCGTCGATGGAGAAAGATTGCAAAGCAGCAACTCCAGGACCATCCGCTGTGTGCAATGTGTCTGCAGCTCGGCGAGGTAGTCCCTGCAACAGTGGTTGACCACGTCGAGCCTCACAAGAGAGATCCTATTAAGTTCTGGCTCGGTGCAGTACAATCGTTGTGCTCACATCATCATGGTGCGGTGAAACAACAATTAGAATTGCGTGGATACAATACTGATATCGGATTGGATGGCTGGCCGAAAGACACAAAGCATCCTGTCTATCAAACAAAACAGAAATAGAAAAATAAAATGCAGCGCGCGTTGGATGGCGAAAAGAAAATGGGGCGGGGGGGACTCGAAAATAAAAGAGACCCTATGCATGACCGT